TTCACCTTCGCACCATTCTCTCCAACTATCATCTGAAGTCCAAAATCCACGTTTAGGCTTATTGCGAATAGGGTAGGGCGTTATATCAAATACTAGATCATCAAGTTTCAGTTCTGGATTGTTAGAATAGTGATATTTATAATAGTCCATTTTATCCTCCCATATGCCGTGAAACATAATCAAGAATTTCTTCTGGATCGGTGCTTTCACAACCTACTTTAGTACCAAGTTCTTGTACTTTTTTCTCAAGGTAAAGCAGCTCTGCGCCAGTTCCAGCGCCATCATATTTTACTGCGCAAGAACGGCAATAATCGCCATATTTTTTACTGCGTATATTACACTCAACACAACGATCTTCTTCATCAATATAATCAAGAACTTTTTTGATAAAACGTTCTAAATCAATATCGGGAAGAATTTCGCTTGAAGAAAGAATATATTTAAACTTTCTATCATCCTCAAAATCTTCTTGAAAATAAGAAAAAGATTTAACAGGTACGTGTTCAAAATCTGGATCGAACGGCGGCGTGTATTTGCAAACATGATGAACTTTGTCGGCAAGATCGTCATTATAATAAAAAGTGAAACCAATAGAGACATCGTCGCGATCTATCATTGCGTGTAGATGTAAGAAACAATCTGCTTTTTCTAGCAACTCTGCAACTTCTTCTGCGGCCTTACTTGCGTTTAACAATTCATAGTAGTAATCACGGTCATGATCTTTTAGATATTCAATATCCCATTCAAAATCATTACTATCTGAACTATATTCAAAATTTTTCATCTTATACCCCCAACCTTTTTCTAGCGATCTCATTAATTTCCAACATAGCGTTAGTAATGACAGGATTAGAAAGAACAAAATCGTGAATTACAAATTGTTTTTCGTTGTATAGTTCTAAATCTTTAATTTTGTTTTCTTGAATGACAATTTTGCCATCCACGACTTTGTACTTTACTACAAAGGTTTTATAGTAATTATCCCCCCATGAAACCCAACGATCAGGATGAAGTTTATCTACATAAGTTATAGTAACCTGAAAAAGCGAAATAGAATACTCAATAGAATATTTGTTTTCATAAATAAAATCATATCCTCTTTTTATTTTACTTCTATGATATTCGTAATTTAGTTCAAAATCTGCAATTGGATGATCGAAATTAACTAGAACTTTACTCATTTTAACCTCCTAAATAACAATAGTGGAGCGTACCGGAAATTTATTTCTTTTTTCTTCTATTTTTACCAACAAAAGTATCTGTCTGAGTATGACAATTTGGACAAAGGAATCTTAAATTTTCCAATCTATTATCTGTGTTATTGCCGTTAACATGGTCTAGTTGCAAAACTAACGGCTTGCCATTCCATTCACCATTATTACCGCAAGCTTCACATGAATAATTTAGAAGTTTAAATTCTATAATTTTGTCTTTTAAGTGGCCTCTATTATGTTTAGAATTTTTTGTAAAAAAAGTGTTTATTTTTTCTTTATAATAGTTTTTATAACAATTTCTGTCGCAAAAACTTGTTATTCGACGCCCTAATAATTGCTTGTTACAATTTTTACAGTATAATTTCAGTTTGTAATTTTTAATAAATTCGTTATAACACTTTTTCGTACAAAACTTTTTATCGGTTTTTATACCGCAATTTATGCAAGTTTTGCTATCATTATCTTTTTTCATAAATTTATAATAGCAATCTTTAGAACAAAATACAGAGTTCCATTTACTACCAATTTCTTTACCGCAATTTAAGCAAATTTTCATAAACTCACCTGATTTTCAATAATACGGGCATCCAGAATTGAACTGGAACTAAACGTATATAAGACGTTTGTGCTTGACCGTTACACCATGCCCGCTTAAACAACTAGAACTCTTTTACACCGTACTCTGCCATTGAGCTACAGCCCCTTAGCAACCCTGTCTGGACTCGAACCAGAATCACTTGCTTCAAAGGCAAGAATGTTAGCCATTACACCACAGAGTTAGTAATCAATCTCTCTTTAACTTATTTAACTCTTGAAAATCTCTGATTTTCAGCCTATATCCAATAATTTCACGTGTTTGTGCCCAACGAATATCTACTTCAATATCTAGGCCATGTTTTTCGTTTAGATAATCTTTTACAACCTGTTCTGATAACAGATTAAAAAGCTCTTCGCTTATTCCGTGCCCATCTTTACGAAAAGGTCTGCCTGAAACAATTTTTTGAAGTTCGACGTTATTCTCTACTTTTTGAATAAAATCTTCTTTCCAGTTTCGGTTCACTACAAGCGGCATCAGATCACCTCCAAATAAATATTTGTTTGCTTATATAAATCAGTACAAACATAATTTTGTGTACAGCGCATTTTTATTCCAAGAAAATCAATTACTTCGCCGACAACAAATAAATTGCACAGCGTTCCTTCCTCTTTTTCATCGATTTCAAGAAACGTACCGTTATCAAAATTATCTTTACTTAAAGTATAGTTATAACACTTGTTATGTAAGTCTGCGAATGTAATCTCGTTCATTTTTTTATTTCCTTTTAACCTTAAATTAACCTTAAAGCCATCGACAGGATTTGAACCCGTACCAACTATTCACAAAACAGTTGTTCTGCCAATTAAACTACGATGGCATTTTCCAACAGATTTTAACCTGCTGGAAAACACTACAAACTAATTAATGGTTATGTTTTTTTCATCATATACCCTAAGTCATGGGATAACATACAACCCATGGTTAGATTTAAGCCCCGTCTGATAAACGGATTGTAGAATCCTTATAAGACATAGGATAAGCGAAACAAATCAATTTGTGACGTTTGTACAAATAGTCTCTAACAGATTTTAGCGCCATAAATTTAGCCGTCTTTCTGCTAACAAAGTGATCGGTATGTTTTAGCTCATCTTCTGGTAGAGCAAAAATAGCAACAAGTTCTTCATTTTCATTCAGAATATTCTCAATTTCTTCATCGGTATAGGTATGTAAATTCATTATATCCTCTTTCTTGTGAACGAACTACAACACCAGTGTACCACAGGACGAGTTTGCTGTCAAGCACTAAAGCTTTTTAGTTGTACGTAATCTCTTGAATTATTCATGTTATATATACCATAATGATTAGCTACAGTCGTCTCCATGAGAAATTCATGGTGCCCATCTTTAACACCCAAATATTTTAAGCTCTCATAGGAGTTAAAAGTATTTTCTATCTTTGTTCTCGCTTTTTCTTTATTTGCTTCTTTAGCTGGATAGCACACGCGATATGTGCGTTTCATTCGTTTACCTTTCTCATGCTAACAATAAAGAAAGCAATAGCAGAGATAAGAAACAACCAAAAGTAAGTAGGATTAAATTGTGCAGCAAACAGACATACGAGAGAAAAGAATATAAGAAAGATACTACTGGTCATTGCTAACTCCATAATAATCATAACAGCCAACGGGAAGTTTATCAATTGTTCTGTTTCTGTATTCTTCACAGATTTGAGTTTCAAATGCTTTTTTCTGTTTCATTTCTGGTGAACTATAATCGCTTGCAATAATAATAAGAAGCAAAATCCATGAGGCGACAAAAAGAATTAAAAGAATATTGGGAAAATGTTCAGTAAGAAAATCGCTTAGTGCTTTCATAAAATTTCTCCTTGTTTTGATTCATATAGACCATAATAGACAAGAGCTGGTTAAGACATTCTGTGTAAGTAGCGAAACGATACGGAAGAAGATTGGCAGGAAGTAGATGCTCGATATCTCTACGCTCAATAATCCAACAGCGCAAATAGCTACGATAGGACATATAGGCATAACTAAACCCAGTATAGTCTTTGATAATCAACATCCGTGTATATGAGTCGTTCTTATCGTGAATTTTGCTACTCAAATACATAACTACCTCACTGGTGCTTGAATGTTAAAAATAGGATAGCATTTAACAGGAACTTCACTGATAACTGTATCGGCAAAGTTTTCTCTACAATAATCTACATTTGATAGATTGTACTGGAAATTAGTTACAAGAAAATATCCGATACTGCAAAAGAAAACCGCCACAACGATAAAAATTATAACAATAAAACAGCCAACAGCCGTGTATCCTGTCGTATTTTCATCCATTATTCAAACCCGTCATCAATACTTTGCTTAACAACAACACCGTTATCAAGCACAAGTGCATCAACTAAGTAGAGTTGATTATCTAATTTATCAAATGCGTCAACTGCGGATTCAAGATTATTAAATTCAAGAATAATATAACCGGTCATAGCCTTGTCAGTATCTTCTTCAAAAGGAAATACCATTTCTAACAAATTACCAATTTCGCAAAACGTTTCATAAACTATTTCTTCGTTTCCTGACCAAATATTAATTACAAGCAAAGGGTTTTTATCAATTGAATAAAGCCGAAGAAGTTCTTCTGGATTAACATAACTAACGTTCATCAACAATCTCCTCAATAGAAATAATAGTCGGAACCATTGAACGATTAAAACTTAGTGTTAGTTGATAATTTTTGCCGTCCTGAAGAAATGTGCTTGATGGCGGGAATGTATAATAATTTTTATTGTTAACAATTAATTTATACGGGAACTCGACTTTTGGTGACGAAAAACTAACGATTAAATCGCGATATAAAAAGAAACTATTAACACGTTGACGATATGTTGCTTTAACAATACGAATAACATTTTCATCTATTACCATTGTCAACTCCATTATGCGCTAAAAACACTAACAGCAAACAAAAAACGGTTGCAAAAATTGCAAACAATGCCGATATATCATAAACAATTGTGAAGCCAACGATAATAATATTAATGATATAAAGAACAACTGTGATCGCCCACTTATTCATTATTGCCATCCTATGTAACGAAATAGGAACAAATAGAATATGACAAAAAGTATATTAATAATAATAAACAGTAGGAACCCTTTTTCTATTGGTCTAAACTGCTGAAAATCTTCATAGAGCGAATAGATAGAGGCTATGACGATAAGTGTGTGAAAGAGCAACATTAAAAATACGGCTATTGAAATTAGCGTCATTATTCCTCCAATTTTTGGATAATAATAATATCTCTATTGTACGGATAATATTCACTTTGCTGGAATAAAAATTCCATTATAATGCGATCTTTAGTATAATTTACCATAGCGTGTTGCCCGCCGTTCTTTTCACAAAGGTCTTTGTAAGCAATACTATCTTTGAAATATTCTTCGACTGTTTCAATATCATTTGCTGTTTGAGTATAAATACCAACAGTGTTATCGCTCTTGAAATGGTATACTTTATATACGTTTTTCATTTCATCCTCACATTATTGTAATATGACAAGGGACGCGATACGATTTTAACCAAGCAAGAACAACTATTTTTTTGGCGATATCCTTCGCCTCTAACTCACTATATATTTCGTTTTCGTAAATAAGAACTCTTGCTTCGCCTTTAGTTTCCTGTAATTTGAACTCTATTTTGTTATCAATTAATAAATGAACTAGCATAGGATTGTGTTCTAAAGCGCAAGCGTTAACGATGAGAAATACTTTTAATTTCTTTAGCCCATCCATCTTATCCTCTATATAAATTTTGTACCGGTGGTGGGACTCGAACCCACACTTTACTGATTTTAAGTCAGTTTCCTCTGCCCATTGGGATACACCGGCTAAATAATCACTCTTTTAGTTCTTCAGCAGCTTTCTTAAGTCCTTTTAGTATCTGTGGGTTCAACCCAAGCATGTAACTATAGCCATATAGATAATTTTCATAATCCTGATATATCCCTCTAATAAATATACCAGAAAGCACATAAGCAAATAAAGCAGTAAAGGGTGAAGAAAATACTAAAGCGCAAATTATAAATCTTAGAGCATTAATGATTGTCAGTTGTCTACCAAGCGATTCATACTGATTTTTAGTAATTGATAAACCGCTAGGGATTAACTTAGTTGCTAAAATTTCTTGTACGCTATAAACCTTAAACTTCATATCTCTCTCCTCACTACCAGCAATCACTATTGTAGCACAGTCTGCGATGCCTGTCAAGCGCTATATAATCTTATTTTCATTACGCCAGCATGATAAGGTTGATCGTTGTGTCTTTCTAACATAACGTTTATATAATCTTTAGCTTTTTGTTCTGTAGTAAAATATACACTGCTAATAATAGTATCATCTTTGTAAATTGCAGTTAAAACAACAATGAAAATGTCCATTATAGCATCCTTTCAACTTTATCAGCTAAAGCGTTAATGTGATCGAACAAAAGATAAAGCTCTGTTTTTACTCTCCTAGTAACAGTATATTCATACTGAATAACGGTAATTTCATACTCTTTTTTATTCGCTTCGCTAACTCTAATTATTCTTTTAGAATCTTTTAACTCATAATAAACATAAGTAAACTTTCTTGCCAAATATTTATCGCCAATTTGGTTATGCCCGTCATCAGGGTCTTCATATAATCTTTCTTTTTGAATTCTTAAATAACCGTATGTTTGTAAAAATTTGCCGTATCTCATATCTCCCTTGCCCCTACTAAAATATAAGCGAAAACGCAAACTTCGTCTAATTCTTGCGCTTGTGCAATACGCGCTTCGATATTGCCAAATTTATCTTCAAACATCATTTCTTTAACACGAATTGTATCACCAGCGATAAGATCACCTTTAATGCGCTTGTATTCAATCCCGTTGCGTTCAAGAACAAGAATGAGTTCTTCGGAATCGGCCAATTCTATAGTTTTTGTGCAAAACAATATGAGATTGTCTTCAAACATAGTGAAATTCCTTTTCTACAGTACCTAGAAACGACGATAACGGTCATATGCTTATCATCTATCGTTGAATCGTTAAACGTCGTTCCTAGGGCTATTAGAACGCGATTCTAGACCAGCATGACAATACGTACTTCAGAGTGAATTCCTTTACTAGCAAATTGTTCCTGACGCTGCAAGTTCCAAGTGAGATTAAGATAATCGTCATACCACCAGCGCTCGTCAATATGAATTACACTGTTCCCGCCACTGAAAGGCAAACCTTCTTCATGCAGGAATTCATAGAGTTGGGGTGAGTATTCGAGTTCCTGCTTGAGCAAAACAAAGCGAATTTCTTTCTTAGGCATTATAGCTCCTTGATGAAATAAAAGACGCCGCACGAATTCAGAGTGTTAATAAAAATATCAAACTGTTCCTGTGTCTCTGGAGCGAGAATAGTGTCACGAAAACGCAGGACGTAAAAGCCGCGCTCGACATCGCTGTAGTAAGTATAACCTACACGAATTAACATGTCCAGTTTAGTGAGATATTTCTCTTTGTATATGATTGCGTCTTGTGCTGGAATAGTGATAAATTTCATCGTGGGTCAACTCCTTGTTTTGTCAAACGAATATCAGAAATACCTGCACCGCCTTCTACAGCGAAATAAAACAAGTTTTGCAATTGAGGAAGATCGTAGCGACTTTCTAGAAATAACATGAAGTTTGCTTGATAATATTCGCCGTCAATGTCACTGTAACCTTCTTGGAATGCAATTACAGTTCCAGAAATGCTTATAGCGATATTATCGTATTTTGTATATTCTTGCCCGAAGATAATCAGTTTCTGCCCGTCCATAAGTTGATCAAAAGCCTCAACTACGAACGAACGGAAATCACATAAACGATGCACGGAGAAAGATATGTTATCTACCCAACACTTGTAGTTTTTCATATCAACACGAATGTTCATTGTCAAACTCCATAATCCTTGCGAATCCGGTCAAGTGTTTCCTGCTTTTGTTTCTCTGTTTGCTTTTCTATTCTCTGCATTTCTTGGAAATACTTAATCTCTGCTGCACGATTCTTGTCTGTATAAAACAACCAGAAATCGTAAACTTTATGATCAAAGCGATCAAACTCTTTGACAAGCTCATTAGTTGTCATGTTCCAGATTTGAAAAACAAAACCGGTTTCTGTTTCTACGAAGCGCAGAATTAAATCGTGAATAACATCTTCTTGCACAGATTCGCCAGCAAGGAAAACATTGTTGCTCACAATAAATTCCAACTGGTCATTATTCTTCGCCGACCGTGCAATTTCCCGATCAAGCCGATAATTGAGATTAGATGTTTTGACAAACATCCCCACAATTGTTACGAGAAGGAAAACAAAAAGGATTTCCATTTCGACCTCCATGTGATTGGCGGAATCATACCATTAGCCGACTTATTTTTTCTTAATTCCTTCTGCTAAGATAATAAAAAACAACAGCACAAGAAAAATAAATAAACCCGACAAACTCGTTTCGCCAGCGATAACAAGATTGCCAATCATGCCGATGATGCCCGCAAATATCGTCAACATTATTTTTTCTCCAAGAATACAGGCTCGATAATACAACCGGCATAATTCATGATTTTAACTCGTGGTTCTGCGTAATAAAGTGCATCGTTTTGATGCTCGAAAAGACGGCTGTCTATAATCTTTTCACCAGATTGTGTTATGTAGATAACGATAAAATAACGTTTGGCCATTTGTTCTCCTTTGTATAAAAATTGTTGACATTTTCCAATCACAAAACGACAGTTTTCGTAACTAATTTTATCTTCAACGAAATGTGCTGCACGTGCATAAATAATTTGCATGTGAAGCAGTTCTTGAGCATAGTTGCGGACATAAGTTTCGATTTCTTCAGTAGTTTCGCCTTTCTGTATTGCGAAAATATATTTGTTAATTTTGCGAATTTTATCACCAAGATATATTTCCTGAATCTGTTCCATGAATCGATACTCACCACGCAAGCGGCGCAAAAGATACAAACCGGCGTTCCATTTTTTATTAATCATTCAAGCATCTCCGACCAATTATAACTGCTCTTGTGGTTAAAGAGATAATAATAGAGTTCATAAATTGTATTGCTGTATGTCATAGCAGCACGAAGGATAAACCAGATATCCTTAAATTCATCTTCGGTGTAATAAATATTTTTAATTCTGTAATGATCTTCGCCGTCATGAACGGCCTGAAAGATTGTGCGCAGTTCAGGATTAATACCGTCAGTATCAACGGCAAGAATTTCATATACATCGCCCGTGATAATCTTTGCGAAACCGGAGATTCTCATTTCAATTTCCTTTCTAGTGCAGCGAGTTCCATGGACAATTCTAGGATTTCAAGACCATTTACAAGCGCAATAAGATTAAAGTCTTCAAGAAATTTGCCCTTGAGTTCCGTATCATTCGCTCTCTCAAGCCCGAAAATGATCTGATTAACATTGTCAAATTCTTTTTGTTTTTTCTCAATCAGCTTTTTTGTTGCCTTGATTTGATTTTCAATAGCAACCCTCTCCGCTATTTTGCGGGCTTTAGCGTCCTGTTTGTCAAGCCATTCTTGGCAGCGTATACGAACAATGTCGTTGTCGGACATGTTATAACTCCTTCTTTTCGTGGAAGAAAACCAAACAGTCGTCACCCATAACAGCAAAGCTATTTCGCAACCAGTTGTAATCTTCGAGCGCATATTCACGTTCATCCAATTGCCACTCACAATAATAAAATGGCCAACTAGAACCATTCCAATACGCTTCGACAATAATCATTATGTTTTCTCCATGCGATCTTATTTAGAACCGGAAAGATGCACACCAAAAAGATTTCTGATGTGCATGATTTCTGGTACTAAAAAGCAATTACGATTTCTAGGATACGCCCAAGAACATCCCAAAAATCACCAACTTGCGGTTCCAGATGATATTTATTACCGCTTGTCTCGACACCTTTGCAGAAGCCGTAAACATCTTGGTGATTGACGTTCGACTCTGCGTTGACGTACTTGCCATCTTTATCTATAACCACGATTATATACTTCATGCTACATTCTCCCTATAAAGTTTGACATGAGAGTTAAATACCGGATTGCTACATGCACGTTTGATTCTTGTGTTATCAACGGCCAATTAGCGGGCAAGCTATTGTTGCGGACGCTTGTATTATAGCTGTCGATAATTAGCGAAAAGTGACGGATGAGCAAATGTGTACTGCCAGCCACAATCCGTCCGTAAATTTGTCCTGCATCAGCAGGATCACGAAAAATCGTGTCTGAATTATAACCGGCAATCACAAGACGATATTTGCGATCAGACAAGCGAACTATTTTACACATACAAGCTCCTTTATCTGCTGATCGAGTAGAGTGATTTCTCTATTTATGCTAATTTTGCGCAGCACCAAAAAGAGATAATAATTACTGGTGAGAGTATACTGTTCCAGCAACCGATTTATTCTTGAACGAAAGCCAATGAGAAAAGCACGGCGAGATTGTAGTTCTGACATTTTTGACCTTTCGTAAATAAACCAGAAGCAATAATATTATTCTAACAACAATTTTACAAAAAGTCAAAAATTACTAATTTGAGTTTTTTTACTCTGGAAAAAGGCAAAAAAATAGAGGGGACTTGCGCCCCCTCTGTGAGTGTGGTGTTTAGCTATACAGCGCCTTGTTAGCTTCCCACCAAACCGCAAACGTGATATTGCTGTCGATCAGTTCTTCGTTGTGCAGAACCGTCCAGTCACCGAAAGCGTCTTTCTTGCTCAAACCCGAAGTCTTGCTGGTAGTCGGGGCGGGCAGAGGAGCGATCTGTGCTTTGAGTCCAGCAGCTTTCTGCGACGGCAGAATAACCGGTGTACTGTTGAGCATATCGGGACGATGCAGCGTTTCCTTAACCGTGGTGGTGATGCCAAGGTTCTGTGCTGCACGAACAGCTTGACGAGTCTGCCATTCTTTGTGTGCCTTAGTCCGGCTGTCAACTTTACCCGTCTTAGGATTAACGGGTTCCGGATCGTCCTTCATAGCGGCGGTAACGATAGGCGTCGTCACCGGCTTAATCTTGTGCAGCTGATCGAGAGTCAGCGTAACAAAGGCGTTGTAAGTCTCGCCTTCAACGGGGACAAAACGGATTGCCTGAAGCCGCTGCCACAAACCGTTAGCGATGTTCGCTAGAGGAGTCTGGCCGTGAACATCCAAGATTGCCTTAAGGTGAGCATAGTCACCACTGATCGTGTAAATCTTGCGACCGGCCTTATCGACGTTGTGCGAAATAATCAGGCCGACCTTGTTGTTTGCTTCCGGATTTGCCCAAGTCATGTAAAGCGGGCTGCTGATGTTACCCGCCTGGTAAGGCAACCCATTCGAGTCACCTTTACCACAGAACGAACGCAGGCGGTCAATCAGGACGGTCTTAGCCGCCTCAACGGTTTGACCAATCTTAGGCGAGTAAAACTTGCCGTCAATCATGACGATGCTGGCAAACTTACCATCCACGAGTTCGTTATTACGACGATTGGTAGCCATTTTTATTACTCCTGATTTTGCTTGCTAGATATACGAGAGTTATTGCTTGTTATGACTTGGCCTATATATTTATCGCTTATATTTTCTCCTTGTTACTGCTGGATCGGACTGACAATCCCATTATCCCACGGTTCGGTCGATGCTGTCAACCGACTTATATTTATCTTATATTTCCCCCTGCGCCTGTTTTTTCTTACGACCGACCATTTTTCTTTTCTTGAGTTCGGCCCTAAGTTCTAGATGGCGCTTTTTGTAGGTCTTAGTGTTGCTATATTTCATGGTGGCAAACTGCGGGAATTCTTCTAGCAGCTTCCCGAATTCTTTCACGAGAAGTTCTAGGTGGTCGTTTGTCATTTTCGTAGGGTGCGTCATATTTGATCCTTGTGGTTTGCTAGATATACGACAGGGTGCTGATTGCCCCAAACTCTATTATCCCACAGTTCAGGGCTTTCGGTCAAACAGCTATTATTCTTGCTCAAGTCGAATATAATCCACCAGATCGAGAAGATCGCCAGTGAGCGTGTAATAGCCTAGTGAGTGGGTTTCGGGAAAGTAAATTAGATAGTTCTCAATTTCACCATCTTCCCAACCCGCGTAGAATATATCATCCACAATTGCGAAGTTGGGATATATGCCGAATATCCCGTATGCGATTATGCTGACGAATTCTAGTGCGAACATGATTTGCCGTCCTTTTACTCGTGGATAGAGAAATAAAAAAGGGCTAATGCCCGCACCGTAGTACGAACACTAGCCCTTAGGTTGTGGTGGATTAAATCGTTACTTGGTTTTGTTGTTGATGTACCCTTCGCTCACAAACTTAATACTGCTAGGCGTTTCTGCGTTACCGCGCCAAATCTTCAGATATCTGCCGTCTGGTGTTTTATAAAGCCTAGTCGCTATCTCCTGTAGCGCGGCCATGTCTATGTGAACGTAACGTAGCGTACCGTTGCGGACTGTCACGTATTCTTCACCTGCGAACATATATTCACAATCGTCGGGGGTAGCAGGATACTCATCGCAGCCGAACTTTACCCAACGTGGCGCAGGTACGCGTTCAAGCGTAAAGCGTTCCATCTTGAGATCACCGTCTTCGACGGCTGTTTGTAAATTCAAGCCTAGCGTTTCAGGCACTACTAACGCGCCTTCGCGCTCACCCTGCTTGAACTCGATGCGACAATTACACCACACGGGCTTTGCATCGCCTGTAAGCTCGTTCACGAGCGCGATAAATACCGGCGGGTTATAGCGGTCTTCGATGTTTTCAAGCGCATAAGGGTCATCGTTTTGCCATGCGTCTTCGATCTCGCTCATGTACCTTGCGTACATGTCCGTGTAAAGGGCGTGAACGATCTCGACAAGGTTCTTTGCTGCTTGCTCATCTTGTGCGGGTACTACGAAAGAACCCTTTAGTATGGACTGGCTGTTATACATAGCTACGTACATGATATTGCTCCTTATTGACTATCCTGTGCCCTATGCACAGTATCGCGCCACCAAAGAGTATCAGTCCTTAGTGGCGCTGTACTAGGCTTAGAACGTGACCGTGTAGTACACAGGCCACATGCCCACAAACACGTACCACACGAACCACAATACCGCTGTCATGCCGACTATCCAGCTGATGATCGTGTCCATCTTGCGTCCTTTACATGTGCGTGTACATACACGCTGCGTCGGGAAATAAAAAGCACCCCGAAATCAGCGATTCCGAGGTGCCTTTAGGTTCAAACTGCTTACGTTAAGCCTGTGCCTGTGTTGCCTGTAGCGTTGGGATGCTGATGCTTGAACTGTCGTTTAATTTAGCTTAGTTGAGTGTTGCTTACGCCTTGGGCGTAACGCTCATGGCTGCCAGCATGGGCGCTATTAGCGCGTATTGTTCGACGGTCATTTCTAGCGTAACCGTCACCATGCCGCTAGTCTTTCCTGCGGGCTTGATCTGCGTGCTTACCTGCGCATTATAAGCCTTGGCCTGTTTGCTGTTCTTGCTGGCAGGCTTAGCTTTAACCTGTGTGCGCTGCGCCTTACGCATAGCGCGTTGCTCATCCTGCCACAGTTCTTCGGCAGCTTGTGCTTTCACGCATAGCGCGTTAATAGCGCGAACTGCTGCCATGGTCACGGTTGTGCTGGCCAAGTGCTTCTCGCAGGCTGACCACACGGGAACAAACCATGCGCGTAACGTGTGACCATCCTCAGGGCGAACATTCCCCAACTGGCGGAGAGTCTTTACCGTGGGTGCGTACTGCGCATCGCCCGCGATAAGACTCGCTAGCGCGTACATGCGAGCGTTAAGACTCGTGTCGAGATTGCTATAGGGACGGTCATGCTTGATTGTGCGGGCATCTGTCAGGTTCAACGTCTGCTTAGTCATGGTGCTGGACTCCTGCGCATTATGCGCGGTATCGACTCGCTTACGCGTATGTGCGTTAAGACTACGAGTCGCTTAATCGATAACCTTAGCATAGCACCATACAAGGCAGAGTCAAGCGATTTGAGCGTGAGTCGTGTCATCATGCCACAATGCGCGAATCGTGCGAAACAGCGCCATTGTAGCGTGTTTTGAGCGTACATCGTCAAAAAATGCGATTCGCGACTCCAGGTACCTTTTAGTTGATTCACGAATGGAATCTAAATGTTTTTGCTCTCATAAAAGTTAACCATGGTTAAGAATCTTGCATATAACTTTCTATACTATATAGTTTAGTATATATAATACTTTACGTTATATAGAGTCTTTAGCAAATAATAGAGTCTTTAGCAGTTACTTTACGTTTTAGCAATTGACATTAGTAAGATTATATTATATCATTATGTCTAATCATTATAAGGAGATTATTATGAATAGAGTAACTGAAGATATAGCATTTAGTAATATATATAAGAAATACAAATATAATAAATATAATAACCAATATTATAGCAAATATAGCTCTTTAACAAATAGGCAAAAAGAAATATATAAAAGAGATTATCATTTAGCTATTTGTGGTTATGATTATGAAACTATAGAAAATATGTTAGCAAATGAATTTTCTTTACCTAAATGGCATATTCGTAAAATACTTAACTTTATTAGTAAATTTTTAATAAGTAAGTTAGATTAGAGTTTCATGAGAAAGAGAGTAAAAAGAGCTAGAAAAGCACTAAAAAACGTAAAATACTATTGACAGCATATGTTAATATTAAGTTAGATAGAAAGAGGGAATTATGAGACCATGGGATCAACAAGAAGGAGAACCTACTAAAGCGTTTAAATACTTTACATACTACTTTCTTGAACTTAACGAAAAAGAAAGAACGTTAAAAAATGCTTATAAGCGTTATTTAGACTCTCAAGGTTTAGTTAAAGCTGTTCGTCCACCTAAATTCTGGTATGAAGCTTTTCATGTATGGGATTGGACTGGTAGAGCTGAAGCTTATCACTTATACAAAGTCTCTGAAGAAAGAGATTCACGTGATAGAGAGCTAAGAGTAATCAAAGAGACATTTAAGTTAGATTCTCTAAAAGATTATCATAAAGCAGTAAACGTATGGAGAAAACAACTAGATGCTTTAGATGTCCAAATGAACGAAGAAATCTCTTTGGCAAAGGCGAATAAACGCACATATTCTCCTAAAGGTGTTATCTATGCTTTTGAAAAGATGGTGGTTGCTAGAGAGAAACTTGACGTATTTGCTCGTAGGCAATTAAATCTACCAACGATTATCACTGATGAAAACGCTGACGACTCTGACAACACATTCGCTTTAACATGGAATGAGCCAAAGCTACCAAGCGAATCCGAGATAGAAGAACAGATTCAAGAAATTATTCGTAAGAGACAAAATGGTTAAAATACAAAAATTAAGTTCGTCTATTAAAAAATCTAGTGGGTTAAATCTTAATACGCCACATGCTGCGCAACTTTTACCCTACTTAGACGAGAAACGCTTTCAAGTAGTTATTGCCGGAAGACGCTTTGGCAAAGACCTTGATGTAAACACTAAGATACTTTGCTATAAGTTTTCTACCGGAAAAACATATTGGTCTACAATGGGCAAATTATCTGTAGGTGAATATGTTTTTAACGAATTAGGTCAACCAACTAAAATCACTTTTGTTTCAGAGATTTTTCATAATCCTTGCTACAAACTTACTTTTTCTACTGGCGAAAGTATTACAGCTGGAGAAGATCACAAGTGGGTAGTTAACGGTAAAATTTTTACAACAAAAGAGTTGTTTTTGTCTACAGAACGACTCTCTATTGTTCCAGCAAGGCCGCTAAATCTACCAGAGAAAGACCTTTTACTTAACCCTTATCTAATGGGTTATCACATTGGTGACGGAACAGTAGGAACTAATTACTTTACCATAGGGGATCAAGATATAAATACTGTTACCCAAAATTTTTTGCAGATAGGAATCACTTTACAAAAGAAAACAAGTCCTTATGATTATCGAATTCTAGAGCATACATCAAAAGAATTTGGCAATTACCGTAAGAATAAAATTAAACGCAAGTACATTCCCAAAATCTATTTAGATGGCTCTATAGAACAAAGACTTGCCTTATTACAAGGTCTATGTGACACAGATGGTAGCGCTTGTAAAGCTGTTGAGCTTTCAACAACATCTAATCGGCTTTATAAACAGTATTCTTATCTATTACGCAGCTTAGGTGTCCAGTTTGGCGTTTCTAAGGTTTCAGCACGCTATCGTTTGCCAAATGGCAAGGTTAAACGTACTGGAAAGAACTATAGATTAGGTTTTAACACTTCTCTGCCGGTTTTTCGTATCTCTAGAAAGCTAGAGAAACAGAAATTAACCGATAAAAACATCACTATAATCTCTATAGAACCTACTGAAACCGTGCCTACGCGCTGTATTTCCGTAGATTCGCCATCCCATATGTATCTCTGTGGAGAGACTTTAATCCCCACACACAATACAGAGCTAGGAAAGTTATGCGCTTATCGCACGATTATTCGTGATGCTGGCAAGGCTGCTTGGTTCTCACCAACCCATAGTATGTACAACCATGTGTTTCGTGAAATGTATGAAGCCCTACAGCCGCTTAGTAAATACACGAATATCCAAGAGAAACTGATAATTCTGCACAATGGTGGTGAATTACAGTTCTGGTCAGCTGAAAACAGCAAAGCTGTTCGTGGTAGAAGCTATGATTTCGCTATTCTTGACGAGGCTGCTTATTACAAATCAGGCGACTCATGGGAAAGCGATATTCGTCCTACTTTAGCTGACAGACGCGGTAGAGCCTATTTCTTAACCACTCCTAATGGTAGAAATTACATCTACGAGCTATTTTTAGCTGGTCAAAAGCCAGATAACGATGAAATGCGCTCATGGCGCTTCCCAAGCATTATTTCACCTTTCTTTGACATTAATGAGTATAATAATGCTAGAATTTCAATGCCAGCGAGAGTATTCGAACAAGAATATAATGCCGAATTCCTCATCAACACTGGCGAGGTATTTAAAAATATTAACGATGTTTGCATCCTCCCTTATCCTAGTGACGACATGGTTGACAGCGGCGATTATGTTTTTGGTATTGATTTTGCTAGAAAGAACGACTTTACGGTAGTAGTTTGTTTAGATGTTATGACCGGTAATATGATTGATATGATGGTCGTTAATAAACTTAGCTATCTTGAAATTATTGACGAGATAGAAAAGTTCTACAACAAATGGAAACCAATTAGTATTCTAGCAGAAGAAAACTCTGCTGGTGATCCAGTTATTGAAGTTATGCGAGTTCAAAAAGGAATGCCTGTTCAACCATTTGTTACGTCTAACTCTAGTAAAGCGCGTATTATTCAAAACCTTGCATTAAAATTTGAGAAAAAGAAGATATTTGCTTTACGCGATCCAGAGCTAATTAGACAATTACAGGCGTTTACTATTGACGTTACCCCTAGCGGTAAAACCAGGTATGCTGGCACAAAAGGTTATAATGATGATATTGTAATCGCATTTGCGATTGCCAACGAAGCGATACATGAACTAACTGGTGTATTTGGAACCAAAATCCCGGTGATAACATGAAGAAATGTACTTTATGCGGCCAAGAGTTTCCGGCAACTAGAGAATATTTTAATTTACATACAAAAGGTCGTTTACAGCCTAGATGTAAAAAATGTCAAAGCAAAATGCAAAGAGAAACTTATAAAAAATATAATGAAAAATGGATTGAATACGCTCGCCAATATAGAGAAGAAAACGCTGTTGAGTTGGCGCAAAGAAGAAAAGAAAAATATGAAAATAATAAAGAAGAAATTTTAAAGAAATTTAGAGAATATAGAAAAAATAATCCTAAATTTCTTTTAAAAGAGCGAGCGCGTAAAAAATCCAATTATCATAATAATAAGTTTTTATATAGCCTTCAAAACAAAATCTGGCGTCAAAATAATCCAGAATCTTGTAGAGCTTATCATGTTAACAGGCGCGCAAGAATTAGAAATGCTGATGGACGATATAATAAAAACGACATAGAGACTTTATATTTAAAACAAAATGGTATTTGTGCTTATTGTGATGAAAAATTAAAAGATACCTTCCACATAGATCATATTATACCATTATCGCGTGGTGGTTCAAATTGGCCAGATAATTTGGCATTATCGTGTCCAAGGTGTAATTTATCAAAAGGCACAAAACTACTGAGCGAATGGAAGGGCTACGGTATTTAATGACAACTATTCAAAAAGATAGGTTTGACAACGACGAGATGATGTTTCGTCGTATTATTAACATGGTTACTAGATCGGATCAGGTCTTACCACCTTATGAAGCCGATACGCGGAAGCGTGACGAAGCGCTACAACATTTCTGGAGATCAGAGAGCTTAATAGCCAGTGTATTAGCGGCGTCAGTAGCAAGGGACAAGAATAGGGCCTGGACATTAACTGGTGGGGCACGTTTAGTAAGTAATTTTGCTAAAAAGCTTCATACTGTCCATAACAACGAAGGTTGGCGGCAATTCTTGTCCCTAAATTCTACAGCTTGGTATTCTTCGAATTTAGGTTATGTCTCCGAAATTGGAGTTGACGGGAATAAGGTTTCGGATACCATGTGGCATGTTGATCCCTCGCGTCTGCGTATGACAGGTGCGCGTGATTATCCAATGTATTATTATCCAGCGACAGGCAAAAAGAAACTCCGTCGGGAAACTTATATTCACGGAAATTCGATGCCTGCTGTTCAAGAAAAGCTAAATTACGCTGGCTTTTGCGCAATTGAAAGAGCGCTGTTGTTTACCCGTTTGATGATAGGTCTGCACTATCATCAGCTTGAAAAGCTAGGAGTAGCCCCGCCAAAAGGAATTCTTTTTGCAACAGGGGTAGGACGCCAAGAATGGGATTCAGCAGTAGCTAATTTTCAGCAAGAAAAAGAAAACCAAGATACGGCAACATATGATGGTGTTTTTGGGTTGTTTGTTAAAGACCCTAATGCAAAATTAGATTTAATTGGCTTATCTGAACTTCCTGATAACTTCAATTTGCGCGATTGGCTGGATAATATTATGAAAGCGTATTCTTTAGCATTTGGTACAAACATTTATCAGTTTTGGACGCCGGAATCGGGAACTTTTGGGCGCGGTCGTGAAATCGACGCTATGCGAAAAAACACGACTTATATGGGTGAATTAGAATTTGCATTAAGTTTTCAAGATCAAATACAATCTTATTTCTTGCCGCCGAGCGTATTATTCGATTTTAACATGCGTAACGATGATGATACCTTAGCACAAGAAGAAATCAACGCTCTTGTCATTGCGAATATTAAGTCTATGAAAGATAGCGAATTGATTGATGCACAAGAAGGACGTTATCTTCTTGCCAAAAGTGGTATTTTGCCTCGTGACTGGATTGCTGGAATTGAAGATAAAAGTCTAACGGTCACAGACCTTCAGCATGTTCGCCAGCGTGCCAGAGATAACTTTGAGATTCGTCGCTTTGCTAAAACCTATCCTGATGAACCGATCATAACCTATTCATATAATTCAAAACGCGAGATTATCGGTAATTATGACGCGCCAGATAAATTATATGAATACGAGTTTCCAAATGGCAATGTAGAAGTATTATATAAAAATGGCGATGAAATGCTAAGGAAAAGAGCGTACTAGTGGACATGAAGATTTGTCCAAAATGTAACGAGGAACTTCCATTAACTGAAGAATTTTTTCAGTGGAGAAAAAGATATGGTGGATGTTTTGAGAATTGTTGTAAAAAATGTAAGAACCAAATGAATAAAAAATATGTTGAAGCAAATAAGTCTAAGATTAGACAAAAACAATCAAAAAAATATTATGATAATCTAAAATATTACAAAAACAAGATTAGCGAATATAGAAGCAAAAATCGTTCCAAATTTAAACTCAGTCAAAAAATAAGTCGAGCAAAGCGTAGAGCCAGGCTACGAAATGCTGAGGGGACTTTTGCTGATTCAGATATTTTAGAGAAATTTAAGGCACAAAACGGCTTATGTTTTTATTGTTATTGCTCTATTGAGGATAAATACCATATAGATCATATTATACCGCTGGCTAAAGGCGGCAATAATAATTCTTCTAATATTGCTTTGACATGTGCTAAATGCAATTTAACAAAAAATGCCAAACCGCCTATGCTATGGATAGAACAAACTTTTGGTTCGGATTATTTAGAGGCGTGGATAAATAACCACGGCTGTACTTATGAGTGTTAAGGAAACGCATTTATGGGCTTAAAAAATGTTTTTAAAAGCCTTTTGGGTGTTAACAGGGAGTTGACAAACGACCAGTTTTTTACTCAGATTTATGAGGCACTAGAAACTTCTTCGGGGTTTGATTATCCTTATCTTTTAGAATACATGCGTTCAGAACAAGGCGACTACATTGTTGTAACTGACAATGGGAAGCTATACCGTTTAGGTGTTGATTACGCTAATGACTCTGTTACTCTTAGCGAACCCACTGAAGTTGCAATTGAGTATGTAGAAGTACCCGCTGAGCGTTCTCGTACATTCGTTCGTAGAAATGCTGATGGTCAACTATATTTTTATGGAATTGCGGCTGCGGCTGTTTTGAATCGAGTTGCTGAGCTTGACACAACGGCTTTATTTGATTCGTTTGAAGAAGCCTACGAAGATCAAGAAGATAAAGCATATCTAACCTTTTATCATCTCGGTGAAGCGGTGCGCTTTGGCACTGTGGAAAAAGTATTCAGATATGAGAAGTTTCTCATTATCTCCGGTCTTGTTGACGAAACTACCACTATTGGCTCTCGAATTGCTGAAAAGTTGGGCGATAATAGTGATGGTGTTTGGGGCATAAGCATTGGATTTAGGATTACAGAAGAACCTGAAGTGATCCGAATTGGTAACACCGAAATCAGTACGTTCAATCGCGGTATCTTAATTGAGTGTTCTTTGCTCAAAGAAAATGCTGCGGCGAGCTACTTTACTACTATTTCTAGTTTAAGGAGTGGAAACATGGGTTATGACCGTGATCGGGCAAAGAAAGCCTTGCTCGAATTTCTCGGCACAGAAGCCGAAGACGAAGTTGAATCGCTTTTGGATGACGCCAATGTGCGCAGCCGAAAGATTGAAGATGAAAAAATGATTACACGCGACGGTGATCCTGAACCTGAGCCTGAAGTTGTGGTCGAAGAACCGGTTGTCGAAGAAGAAGCTCCCGAAGAAGTAGAGCTTGAGATTACTGAAGAAATTATCGACGCAATTGCTATCAAGGTTGCTGAAAAGATCACTGTCCCCGTTTTTGACAGTAGTGAATTGGTTGCTGAACTTGAAACTGCTCGTGCGCGTATTGATGAACTAACAGAGCGTCTTGCTTCTGTTGAACGCGAGGACAATGAAAAGATTCAGGAAGCGACACTAAGCTTGTCAACTGCGGTTCGTAATCGTAATGTTAAAGTTGTTTACAAACAGTTTACTGAGCCGGAAGCTGAAACTAAGGACGAAGAAGAAATGTCCCCGCGTGAACGTGCCCGCGCTAATCGTGAAAAAATTAAAGTGACAAAGGGTTAATTAAGACTATGATGCAGAAACGTAATTCAAAGGGCGGTAATTTCATCAAGCGTGATTCTGGTACGGAAGCGCTGTCGATTGGGCCGGTTGATGGTTTGTATAACCAGCCGTTGTTTGATCTCGATTCGGAAGACGCTATTGTTTCTTTCACCCTTTTGGGTGGCTACAATCGCGCTCTTGATGCTATTGGTTTTGTGAACAGCAATGTTCATTTGATTAAGCGTAATTTCCTGACTTATGTTGCACCTGCTGGTACTGCCGATGGTTCACCTGTTTCTAGCGCTCATGCTGATGCGTGCGCTCCGGGTACTGGTGTTGAGTCTGGTGGCTGTTCGTATCTGCTAGAGGGTTGGGGCCGTATGCGCAAGTCATCAGACACGCGTGACATTACCGACCTGCCTATTCGTTATTCGTCACAGCGCCCGATTTATGACATCGGCGGGAATATGATCGATGACGACTATGAGTGGGACGTGGTTCGTCAGACGACTGTTATGCTGCAAGACCTTCAGAGATTTATTATCAACGGCAATAAATCGAACGCTGGCGAGGCCGATGGTCTGCTTCAGCTAGTGACTTATGGCTACACTGATCCCGAAACCGGTGAAGCCTGTACGTCTATGGACAGCACGGTTATTGACTATAATGGCAACAGCTTTGCTCCTGAGAATGGCGCTACTGGTGTTACGTTTAATGGCGATGCTGTTACTGACGGCTATGCTTTCTATGACTATGTGGCCTCGTTCCTTCGCTTGACCCGCCAGCGTATTGCCCATTCTTCGCTGTCCGGTATGCCGACACACATTGGCCTTATCCCGACTGAACATCTCAACTGTCTGATTGACGCTTGGGTTTGCCACACGCATTGCGGCGGCAACAAAGAGTGGATGATGGAAAGTGAAGTTCAGGCTATGCTGAATCAGCTTAAGAACACGCTTATGGCCGGTCAGAATGTTACCTTGACGTTCCATGGCGTTCCGGTTGTGTTCTTCCCCTACGACTACGGTCTGTTGTCGGCTGGTGCGGAACCTGGGGACCCTGCTCTTGCTACTATTCTGATCCTGACGCCCAATGTCGGTAATACGCCGCTGGTTCGTATTCAGGTTAAGGATATGTCGGCTGTTGCGGCTACTCCTCCGGCTGGTAGCGAGTACATGGTTAGCGATAATTCGCGCATTCTGTCGTGGAAGACGCTTGACCACACTTGCTATCGCATCCACACTGAACTTCAGTGGCGCGTTGACATGCCCGGTCCTTGGGCACAAATGAAAATTATCGATGTTGCTTGCGATAGCATCTATGGTGCAAAGTCTGGTGATCCTTTGAGTACATTCTTCTTTGAAGGTAACTTGGTTAGTTACCCGAAGGCTAGTGGGTTCGTAACTCAGGTTGCTCCTGTTGCGAACAATGACTTCTACACCCGTGAAGTTGGTGCTAGTTCGCTAGTTGTTGCCGCTGGTAGCGGTCTGTTGGTAAACGACACTGGTACTCCTGCTCCGGCAGCTACGGCAGTTACAACTGTTGCTACGACCGAAGGCGGTACGATTACTATTACTGTTGATGGCGGGTTCACGTATGTGCCTCCGAGCGCAACCTTTGAGGGTGTTGACACCTATGTTTACACCATTACCAATGCAGCCGGTAGCGATACCGCGACTGTTACTATCGTCACCTACGACGAAGCTGCGTAATTAGACTTTAGGTTTGGGGCGGCTTGACCGCCCCTCCTGTTTAGAAAGAGTAAAAAGTGACTACAACGGCTAGGCTTAACGAAACATTTGCTACAAGCGTGACAATTCCAATTAGCTCTAACACGCATCTCGACCCTATTGATTTATGGCATTTTAGCGAGCCGCGTGGTGGCTTTATTATTGTTCCTTCTGTTTGGACTGCTGCCGATATTATCTTCCAGTTTGCGCCTAATGGTGATACAGTTGATTTAGCAACAGCTTATGACCACGAAGGTACCGAAGTACGTATTTCCGGTATTAAAACCAATGCAAAAGGTATTTATCACCTTCCTGCTGAGATTTGGGCTCCTATTCAGCGAATGCGTTACATGAAGATTCTTTCTGTGACAGTTGGCGCGGCTACAGCGGTTAATCAGGCTGCTGAAAGAACACTTTATTTGTATACTGGCAATTAACATGAGAATATTTAAAGATGGCGCTATAGCAGTTGTCTGGTCAGAGCCCTATTGGTCTGAAGGAAGTTTCGATCTTTCTTTGGCTTTGCTGGAAGGCGAAGTTGTAGATTGGAACAGCATTACAGGGTTTAAAACTCCTGAACGCACTCATTCATTTGGGAACATCACTGTAGTTTACGATAGTTATTTCTCTTACGCTCATGTTCTTCTAGGAACCGAGACTGGCGATATTTACTTGATTGCTACAGATAGTTTACAGAAATTTGTCGCTAGTTACGGTGGCGCTAATACTTGGCATACCCGTGGGACGTATCGTGTATCTGCTGAAGCGTGGGAGAAAGCGCTTAAGCAAGTTAAGGGCGAATAAGATGATCCTTTACATAATAGGGAATATCGCAGCCTTGGCGCTGTTGGTGGGGATCGTTTATCTGGCGTGGAAAGAACCGCGCGGTGAGGAGTTGAGACCATGACACGTATTAGCATAGGACGACTGGTAGACATCCCGACGTGGCGCAGCGGGGCGGGCGCGCTTATGAACTACGCCGAGCGATTGGTTGCTAACTACGGGGCGTCAGTTGTTTACCCTCTCGTAGATATTGCGTCCGGGGCTGCAATCACTTCCGTTCCGGCAGGATATGAGGGGACGCAATCGGGATGGAGCTTGCAATCTGTTCCGGGTCCTATTCCCGGTGAAATGTCGCCGGTCAGTGACGGGGCAAGCAGTATCGGGAATGTGTTCACATCTGCATTGGCCAGCGTGTTTAACCAAAGTGAGGGATCTGTATCTATTTGCGTGCGTATGGGTGACGCCTATTACGATAGTCGCGACAATAGATTCTTCCATCTGTTTGCCGATGGGACCAATCTTGTATTCCTGCAGAAAAACACAGTTAACCAGCTCGGATGGAGATATACGGCGGACGGCACGACGGATCAGGGGAGTAGCCTATACGCCAATCAAGGTTGGATGCAGTTAACGCTCGTCTATTCCAAGAGCGATGACTCTGTGCAAATGTATCTTAATGGCGCGCTGATAAACAGTCAATCACCTGCGACCCTTGGCGCATGGGTTGGCAATCTCACCATTGCATTAGTTGGTGCATCTGCCGCGAATACGCGCGTCCTCGATGGCGCGTTGGCTTATGTGGCCTATTGGGGTGGGACAACACTAACGCTAACAGACGTTCAGGGTATGTGGAACGATCTGGCGCAACCGGTAACGGTGGCAGAAACGGCTACTATAATCGCAACCGACTCTCTCACGTCTAACAATTCCAACGGCGCGACTTTTCGCGAGAACGCGATATACAGCGTCGTTATTGGATCGACAACCTACCAGGCAATTGCATATTGGGATGATAACCAATACGCGAGAATTGGGGTTCGCGTACTTGACGGCGCTTGGACGTGGTACGCCTATGACGGTACTAACCCGTCGCTTCCAACACTACAACAAACAGTCGATGATTTCCACTATGTCATCAACATCGGCATTGACGTTAACGGCTATTTACACATTGTCTATGACACGCGAACGTCGGCTATGAAATACCGCCGGTCTACGCTGCCGCTAAATACGTTCAACGGTCAACTTTCAGCGGAACTGTCGATGCTGGGGACGAACGAATCTGCGATGACATATCCCACATTTTTCACCGATCCTGCCGGAACATTATATTATATGTTTCGCGATGGTGACAGTGGTGACGGTGACCTGTATTTCTACGTATACAACGCGGGGACAGAGACATGGGGGGCAGCAACCGGAACGACGGCCGGGCTTCTGATCGACGGTAAAAACAGCACGCCGGATCAGAACGCCTATTGGGGACAACCCGCATTTGATAACGATTTCGGCGCGGGTGGCTATATGCACTTCGGCTTTATCTGGCGGGAAACTATCTCGTCACTGGCTAACCACGATGTGTCATATGTGCGCTGGGACGGGGCAAATTGGGAACAAAGCGATGGCTCAGCGCAGACCGTGCCAATTACGCTCGCAAACTGTGATATCATCGATGCGGTTGCTAAATCCTCCGGATTAACGTCGCAATTAAGCATTGACGCGGACAGTTATGGCAATCCGCATCTTGCATACATTAAAAACGACGTCGATAGTAATTCACGCTTTTTCCACACGTGGCATAACGGGACTTCGTGGGTAAAAACCGGCGTTGGACCACACATCGTTGGTACGTTTGTGGGGTTGGCTAATCCGGTGCTATCCCCTCCCCGAATTGCAGTTCGGCGCAGCGACAACACGGTGTTTATCGTCGGATATAACAACTCAGATGATTTTGGGTTGCTGGCCTACAGATCGTCTGACGATACCACTTGGACAACCGAGAAACTGTACAGTTTCGATGTTCAACTGTGGAACCCGTCGTGGGACCCGATACAGTGGCGGTCTCAATCAAAATTCTACCTGCCAATCTCCGTCGCATTGCCATATCCGAGTGCGGAAAATGGCAAACTAAAGCTCGTAGAGTACGAGCCGTCGTAGGTCGACAGAATGCGAATTGCCTACGGGCTCGTTCTGATGTAAGGAGTGTGAGATGGATCTTGATAGGATTGGGCAACGCTTTCGTGCCGCTGCATCAGCATTAAAAGATCTAAACGATTGGCTCGAACACGGCGGCAGTAATCCGCCCCCGTGCGTCGTCGAACGTATGGAAATTCATTCGATGACATCTGAACAGTATTATCAGATGTGGAAGTCGTTTGAGTTCTTAGACCCTAGACAACGCGCGGAATGCGTAGCAATTGAAGATAGCGCTATCCATAAAGTGCAGCCGGATTGGCGGCGACGTCCCGATCCGTAAAATCAAGAAGCCCCGGTCTAAAAGGAGGAAATTATTCCTAATGGAATTTTAACCCTACCGAGCTACTTCGGTAGCTCAATTGAATTAAGCACTTGGGAAACAGAAATATCTGCTCTTAGCGGTATCTCTGGATCATTTGAAGAAGACGATGGTACTAAAATTACACTAACTCGTGCAGCAGGCGGCGATGCCGCAGGTTACGCTAGAGTGTATCAGGACATTACGTTAGAGCAAAATACTTATTACCAATTACGTTTTCGTGCCAAAGGTGATTTAAACCGTTTTTGCCAGTTTGGTGTTAAAGAGGCTGATAGTGGCTTAATCCGCTACATGCCAGAGATTTATGACACTTCGGCAATACACAGAAACTACAAATTAAATTTCAAAACCGCTACAGATACTAACTGGCGTGTTGAATTTCGTGTTACAGGAATAGCAGATAATTCTACAGAAGTACGTACTTTCAAAGATGTGGTAATCCAGAAGATTAACTCTTTGGCAACGGCGGAATACGCCATAGGCGCTTTAGGCGATAGCCAGTTAATCTGGATAGGCACATCTTCAGCAGAACTTGACGATAACAGTCTCTCGTTTACATCTACAGCAATTGCAAAGGTGTACGGAGACTTGCGTCATTATGTTATTCCGGTAATTGATGGCGAAGGTGGAAATAACGCAGGTCAAGTGCTTGCACGTGTCGGTAACATTACTGGTCATTCACCAAAGCCAACTTTCTGTATGATTGAAACGGGTACAAACGACGCTGCTGGTGGAACTGCAATGCCGACCTTTAGGGCTAACGTTATAAGTATCATAAATGCCCTAGAAACGGCCTCTGTGACGCCGATATTGATGAATGTGCCCCCACGTACCGATGAGCCAGCAAATAGCGCTGTAGAGGCTTACAGCGATGAAATAGAGGATATTGCAGTAGTTGAGGGCGTTGCTCTACTAGACGCTAGAGGCGTTTTCTTAGCAAATCCTGATTGGGCTACAGAGTACATGATAGATCAGGTACATTTTAACACTCGCGCACATCAAGCTATTGGCAGAGTGTATGGTGATTTATTACTAGGTATGGTGTAAAATGTGTTGCGGAAAAATTAAAAAGGTTAATACAACAATGGTTTACGAAGATGGAATTCAGTTAATCTATAACGGTAGTAAACAGGTTACGTTTGTGTCTCCTATGCGGAACATGTACGTTTTTGATAACAAGAACAAGCAAATTCAGCAAGTACATCCGCAAGATGTAGATTTTCTTTTAACTCGTAAAGTTAAGAACTTCTCTCTTTTCAGCATCTATCAGGTACAAGAGCCGGTTGTAGAGCCGGAAGCCGTTCTTGATGTTCTTGTACAAGTATCTCAAGACGAAGACATGAGTTATGAAGTTGAAGCACAAGTAGTTGAACAAGAAGAAGAAACAGAAGAACCAGTTAAGAAAACGCGGCGCAAGAAGAAAGAGGAATAGCCATGTGTAAATGTAAAGAGAAGCCAAAAGTTAATATCATGGATGAATACACCCTTGTGCGGTATGTTGGCGATCAAGCGGGATATTACCAAGGCCAGACTAGCAAAACGGTTTATGGGTACAGAAAACCGCTTCAGCAATTCTACGTGATGAAGGAAGACGCAAATGCCGGAGACCTTATTGTGGTTGCTTAATCCAGTTGTTGTTATAGTTTTATTTCTAGCAACTTGGCGCTTAAGCAGTCTATTTATTGACGAAATTGGCTTTTTGCATATTTTTACGATTATTCGTCATATCTTTGGCGTTCGTTATGTTTATTATGAAAAACACGATGGTGAACAAATAATTGAAAAACGCCTAACGCTTAAAGAAGCCATTGAGCTAGGAATGGACTCTACAGGTTTAGATAAGATTTATACTAATCATTTTGCTGAATTATTTTCTTGTATCTGGTGTATGTCTGTTTGGGTAGGCACGCTGAATGTCATTCTAGTAGCGTTAAATCCGGTTTTCATTATTGCTATGCTTATTTTAGCGTGTAGTACAGCAACTATTTTTATAGGGAGGCTTGCAGATGAGAAGTAATACTCTAATGCCTTTGTTGCAATTTGTAGAGTTTTTTGGCATTGAGCCTTTCTATGCTGCTGGAATTGATCTTTCTGGCGATAGTGTGTTTAACTATCCAAACCAAAAAACAGAAAAATGCTTTTGTATGTTACAGCGACCTTGGGTTCAGGCATCTCATTGGTCGCGTGATGATTTAATCGGAATGTTAACTTACGCAGAGCAGGTGTTTTATTGGGAAACAAATTTACACCCATCTACAGAACAAGTGGAAAACGAGAGAATTCAATATCGTTTAACGAACAATTTGAATCGAATGCGTCTAAAATCAGGAGAATATGTTGCAGTAAGATTGCAAAATTCTTGTGGTTTTCAAGAAACAGGAAAAATCGGGTTAATGTATCTCGGTTTAGCAGAAGTAGTTAAACCTGTTGTCAGTGGCGCTTTACAGCAAAATTTCACTGTAACGTTCACTGTACCGGTAGGTATGGATAAGAGCCGCATTAAGCTTTATTTCACATCTGCTGATGCAAACTATATTGTTGATCCTACATTTGCAGATCGAGAATACGAAATTCGTCCTTTGCGCGGTATTGTTATTAATGGCGATACTTGCACAGTTACTATTCCCGCCTATTTACTTAAAAAGCCTTCTCTTGATGAACAAGAGACTTGTTTGCCACATGCTGAAGAAACATATGTTGATGAAGTTCTAGCTTTTTATACTTATGTTGACGAATGTGAACAAGGTTATTTTGTTTGTAATGGTACGGATTGTTATGGCGGCAATTGTGACGAATTAGCTGTTCCTGTTTGTTTTCAAAGACGTACAATTGGTCAAGAAACGTGGTTAGTGCCAAAAACCTCTATGTGTGATGACAACGGAGTAATGCAAAGATATTGTTTGCAATGCACTCCAAAAGAGGTTGCGGTGAATTATCTTAGTGGTATTAAACCGCTTTACAGCGGCGACGTACAGTATGGTGTTTCACAAATCTTATCTAAACTTGCTATCGGACTAGCTGACTGTGTGCGTGCATGGTGTGACTGCGATCAATGTGCAGAGCAAAAGATTAAATACTATCGTGAAGTCCCACGTATTGCCGTATTAGAGGCCAGCAGTAGCGGTAAGAGTTATGGTAGTGAATATAAAGAATTGTTAACGCCTCAAACAATCGCACTATTGTCTGGTTATCCTCCTTATCAGGGTATAACTATGGCTTTGCGCGAAATGTCCCAGTATAAGTGCTACAATGTTGAAGGGAGTAGTCTCTAAGTGGACGAAATCGAAGTAAAAGAAGAAGTAATGGTAGAAGTAAAGAAAGCCCCTCCGGTTCCTCAAACAGTAAAGCTTTCACGTTTGACTGGAATTAGAGGTAATCAAGTACGGGTGACGGATGGAAAGACTAAGTTTTGGATTCCCGCAAACCTTATTCTAGAGAACTTCCCCGACTTTCCAAAAGAATTTGAGTTACCCAAACGTTTGCTTAAGGAGTAAGAAAAATGCCTATTGTTTATTTTAGCGGGGGCGAGCAGGACGAGCAGGCAACCGGTGCGTTGCTTGACTCTGGTACGATGAAGATGTATGCGGCCCGTAAAGATAATCCGGTTGATTTGGTTTATCTTGGCGGTCATCGTGTGGACGAAGCTTTCAGCTATAATCTCACGGAACGCAAGATTCTTCCTGAGTACCGTCATCTGAATGGTCGTAATGTTCTCGTTGAGCGTACTCTGACCGGTGACAAGGTTAAGGGCTTGACCGTGAACATGATGCTTCCGAATAAGATGATTTCGGTTACGGATCGTATCTATCAGGCGCAGTATGCTGGCGCACGGTACGATATTCTTTTTGTCCCGTCAAGCTGCGATGATGGCTGTGATAGCTACTTCTGGCTAGGCGAAGACTTCAACATGGGAGTGCGTCAGTACAACGCTGCGATTGTTGGCTATGACGACAACGAAAATCCGATTACGTCAATGCGTACTCTGGCTATCGTTGGTAACCTGCGTCACTATTACGGCCTTGAGAACAAGCTGATGTTTGACCACGATGCTGGTCTTAATACGGTTGTGCTTGTTAACGAGCGTTGCGAGAGCGTGGACTGCGCGTACCAGACGATCTTTATTGCTGGCGAAGGCGCCGATGCTCTGCTTTCGACTGATGGTGGCGCTAGTTTTACTGCTATTACGACAACTGCGATTACTGGCGATTTGGTTGCTGCCGATATTTCTTCAGCTGCCTATGTTAACGGTAACTATGTGGTTGGTTATACTGACGTTGTTGGCGGCACGGGTACCGATGGTGGTGTTGCTTACTCGGTTGGTGGTGCGGCTTTCGCTCTCTCAACTTTGAGTGCAGCTTCAACCGGCGTCAACAAGGTTATCGAAGCGTTCAGCAAGGTTTACGCTCTCGGTACGGCTGGTGAAGTTTTCTATTCGTGCGATAACGGCGTGACCTTCACGGCTTTGACTGATATTGACACTGAAGACATTCTGGACGCAGCTTATGACTCGCGTACTGGTCTGATGTACCTTGCTCTTTCAAGCGCTACTGCTTATGCTTATGACGGTGTTACGTTTACCGACATTAGCACACAGGTTGGTGGCACGGCTGCTACGGACTTGACTTCGGTCACGATCCTTGGTTCGGGTCACGTTGTTTTTGGTGGCGCAGATGGTCACATCTACGAAAACTACACTGCCGACAATCTTGCTTCAAGCTACACTAAGATCGCTATTGCTGCCAGCAATGTTGTTATTGGCGCTCTGGCTGGTGACGAATTCGGTTATCGCGTTCTGGCTGGTGCTGGTGCGGCTCTGCGCAAACGTGAAGCTCTGACCAATCAGAACTGGCAGACAGTTTCGCCGTTTGCTGGCGCTGGTGTTATTAATCAGATCGTTGCGGGTTCGCCCTTGCTTGACGAAGGTGTGAACTACTTCCTTGCTGTCACGGCTGACGGCAATCTTGTTCAGATCGCTACTTGCAATCTTTGCATTGGTGGCGGTTGCTAGTAATGCAACTGGGGCGGCCTAAAAACCGCCCCTTTCTTTTAAAAAACTATAAGGGGAAATAAAATGGCTATTATCAGTACGAAAGACAAGCGTAAGGAACTTACAGAAGAAGAAATTAACGAAGTATTTGACGAATATGAGGTTTACTTTAACTGGCATATTAACGTCGATACTGGCGAAGTCCTTACTGAAAAAGATGGCGCTTATTACGACAAAGAAAACGTTGTTGTCGATCCTATGCGCGTTCTAACACTGGGCTTTAACGACAAAACTGCTGAAGAAATTATGAAGCGCACTCGTACACTTCTAATTACTCGCGGTATTAAAGACCCGGAAGCAATTGACGAAAACGATAATGATGTTCGCGATCTTGTTAAGAAATATCGTCGTGCTTTCCGTAACGTGCCACAGAGCAAAATTTCTACATTTATTCAATCAGTTAAGCGAGAGCATACACCGCATTATACACTGGCTCTATTTCAGGTTATCTCATGGGCAATTATGCGTAAGAGCGTATTTACAATCCATAAGAACAAATCTATTGAGAGCAAGTTTGATGTGGTAATTCCTGAAAGTTATTGGGACGGTGCAAAAGTAGAGCGCGATCCTCTGGACGAACTACTTGACGAATACATGCCCCCTGCCCCACTGATTGACAAGAACAACCCGTTTGAGGTAATGATTGCAGTTGCCTCACAGATCGTTAATGAGTACAAGCCCATTAGCGATGTGTTTCAGGATGCGGTTAAGCGCGTGTACACGGGCATTAGCATCTTGAACTCGCAGGAGGGTCTTGATGACATCTCCTTTCTCCGTGATCGACTGGATGAACTTCTATCTTAATTATTATAGCAAGAACACTCTCCTTTCGACAGAAGAAACATTATACGAAGAAAATGAGAAGTTAAACAAACGTTTAGACGGCGAAAAAGAAGATTTAGACCAAGCTGGTAAAGATGCGATCAGAGAGTTAAAGAAAAAGCTATATGGTCGCATCAACATCCAGCAAATACCGTTTGAAATACAAGAAGAATTTATAAGATCGAAACTAAATATCCCTCCCCATATTTGGAATGATTACGAACCCGAACTTCGTGGTAAAACAATGGCAGTTGAGATAGTAAAAAATCAAATTGAGTCTATTGAAGATTTTTACCGCGAGGTTGAAAGTGCAAGGAAGGGAAACAAATGACAACAGTAGATTTAGGTGACGTTATAGATTTTGTTAAAGGATTTAAACCAGATAAATATGCCGAAGGTCTTGCTAAGCGCAAAGAAGGCGAAATAGCAAAAGTGTTTAAAGACAAACTTAATGAGCTTGCTGGATATTTAAATGAAGATGGTCGCTTTGGTGATGAAGCCGTGCGTTTTCAGGTTTATGTCAAATCTTCGTTTGACTTTAAAAAAGGCAAGTCAATCTATAATGTACAAATTAGTGCAGTAAATAGTAGTGGTCAGCCTCATAAGATTTTTCATTATATAAGCGCTGGCCGTAAAGGTAGGGTCACCTTGGGTTATACGACATTTCCAAATGGTCATAAAGTCGCTTCTAGTTTTACACAAAACAATCAAGGTTATCCTGAAGCGATTTCCAAGAAGCCTGCTGCATTTCCAAAGAACGAAGATTGGCCTGAAAGTTCAGCAAGAACTAGCGGTAAGCGTTTTCATCTTTGGGGCAAACGCAAATCAAAATTACGTGAGTGGTTTATTTATCCAAAAGGCAAGAAAATGGGCGGCTGGTTTGGACGCGGGCTTTATGACACAATTTTCACTGAGCTTAAAGATGCTAAATTTAGAAACGAAATTAAACAAAAGCTTGGTGACGCTGATCTTAAGTTTACGCCAGCTATTATTAACGATATGCTTGGAGGATAAATGGCCACTGGTGCTGGATTAGAATTTGATGTTGAAGCTTTTGGTAAGTTAAACGATGCACTTTATGAATTCTCACAACTTCAGGGTGATTTAAAATCAAAACTAACCAATACTGCTGATGGCATTAGAGCGCTATTAAAAGTTTTTGATAATAAAAGTCTTGAAATAGCGGCAATGAAAGCTTTTGGAATGGAAATACTTAGCTTCTCGTTAACAATAAAGAACTTGCCAAGCATGGCGGGTGTTAACAAGAAGTTTGAAATAATGGGTGGCTCTGTTAATACATTTGTAAAGCAAATGCTTTCAGCTGGTGCTGATAGCAACAAAACTTCTCAAGCGCTCACCAGTATAACTGGCAGCATGTACGCGTTTATAAATTTAATTGAAAAGTTTAGCGGTTTAACAACTGCTCAAAACGCAATAGAGGGCGGCGTACGTGCCGTAAATACTTTCAAAGAATTTGTTACAGCGTTTAATAGAATTAACTTTCCTACAGCCGATAGGGTTGCAAAAGTTGTTGCTTTTGATAAAGAAGTTCTTACGCCTATTTATACAATGGTTTCGGCAATTCAAAGAATGAAAAAGAAGATAGACGAAGTTGGAAAATCAGAAGATTTTGAGATTTCGTTAAAAAAGTTTACTGATGTAATTATAAGTATATCTAATAAAGTTGAATTTATAATCGGCAATGTTACAACTGCTGCAAAAGATGACGGTACAAAACCGTTAAACAATATTCTAAAAATGATAGATAGAACATTAAAGGTTGTTAAAGCATACGCCGATTCACACGCGCTTTATGGAGTTAAAATAAAGCAATTACTTGCAGATAAATATATCTATGACCTTAGACAAGTTCTTATACAATCAACTCTTTTTGCTGCGGCTGCTGCAAGAATCGTTATTGATAAAAATACAACAAAAAACCTTAACTATTTAGTTCGCTTATTTAAGACCGTTGATAAAATTACTTCTGCTCTTGAAAACACTAACTTTGGTGGTGATAAGGCTATATTCAAATCATTTGCTGCCGTGTTTGATGATATAGAAGTTGTGTTTATTAAAATCGGAAATATTAAAATACAAAATGTTAATCAAATTGAGTTTGTACTTGATAAGTTTGGTGTAGTATTAAAGTTCTTTAAAAACACTATTGAGGTAATCGAAAGTGTTGAAAAGCTAAATATACAAAATGCTTCTAAACAGTTAAACTCTTTTTTGGTTGAATCGCTTTATATGCTTGAAAGTATGTCGAAACTGTTTAAAAAACTAGACGGCTTTAAAAGCTTTAGTTTTAATATATTTAAGAAAAACGAAGGTGGCGTATCTATTCAGCAAGTAGAAAAGGTACGTGGATTTACAGAGGGTATGCTTGGTATTATCAAAGCCTTTAGATCGCTTTCTGTGGACTCAAGAGATTTAAGCACAGAAAATATTGTTGAAAACTTAAACAAAATACGCAGAATGCTTAGTGCTACAGGTTTGTTCAACATTGGCGGCTTCAAGGGCATTGTTAAGAGTATATCTGGTTTTAAATCAGATGACATTAAAAAGTTTTCAAGTTTTGCTGAAGCTGTCGTAAATATAGGCAAGGTATTTCGCGTTCTTGCTCGTATTGATGAAGGCGTTAGCGTAGAAACTGTTATAAAAAGTCTTGGAACTATACGCAGAATGCTTAATGGCATACCCTTACTACCTTTTGGTGGCTTTAAAGCTATTATGAAAGATATTGGCAGCGTTAATAAAAATACAGTAGATAAATTTCGCTCTTTCTCTGAATCAATCCTTGCTATTGCAAAAACGCTAGAAAAGTTATCTGGCGTTAATATGAAAGATATAAACTTTAAAGGTTTTGCTAATTCTGTTAAGCAATTATCCAAAGGCATGAAAGCTGGCGGATTTGATAAACGTGCAGGCTTTAACCTTGGTAAAGATTTTGGTAACGAAGTAAATCGTGGTGCCAAATTCTCATGGGGAATTCGCTCCCCTAGTGCCGTTTTTAAGCGCTTTGGTGAAAATATTGTTGAAGGCTTGAAATCTGGTTTTAGTAAAATCAAGGCTGTTGTAGAGTTTTTAGCAAAAACAGTTATAAACGCATTTAAAGGTGTTGTAAACACTACTAAATCAATTTTCTCTAATATCGCCAATATTATAACTTTCCCTTTTAGAAAAGCCGGTGATGCAATAGGCGGTATATTTAAACAAATAAGCAATCGCTTACGTTTTGCAATAAATGATCTTAGAATGTTTGTTGGTGGACTAGGCTCTGTTTTTGCTGGAACGGCAATTGAATTTGAAAAAGGTTTAGCGCAGGTTTTCAAAACAATTGAAATACCAGAAGAAACTAAAAAAGAAGTACAGGCCACATTAACACAACAATTTAGAGATATGGCGACTGGCAATGATAGTGTTTTATCTGGTCTATCAGATGCTTCAAAAACTATTCTTGAGATCGCTGAAGTTGCTGGTACGCTTGGTATACCTATTGAATTGATGGAAAAGTTTACTCAAACCGTCGGTGCTATGACAATTGCCACTAATCTTGGTGGCGAAGAAGCAGCTACGTTCCTTGGACAGTTTTCGGCCATTACTGGAAGTAAAGATTTTGATAAAGTTGCCAGTACAATGGTTACGCTTGGCAATCAGTTTGCCGCTACTGAAAGCGGTATTGCTGAAATGTCAAATCGCATTGCCGGTGTCGGTGTCTCGTTCGGTCTTTCTGTGCCGGAGATTCTTTCGTTCTCTGCTGCTATGGAATCGGTCGGTCTTAACCCTGAAGCAGCCGGTACAGCTTTTAGCCAGTTTATGCAGAAAAGCATTAACGCTTTAGCTAAAGGTGGAACAGAACTTGAGTTATTTGCTAAAGCTGCCGGAATGACTGGTGCTGAATTAAAAGAGTTGCAGAAACAAAAACCGGCGGAGTTTCTTTTGGATATGCTTGAGGGCTTTTCTAAATACCCTCTTGAGGAACAGGTTGTTTTGTTCGATCAGCTTGGCTTAGACGGTATTCGTGTTTCTGACATGTTGCGTCGTCTTGGTAACGCTAACGAGTTGGTTAATAAAGCCGTTGAAGTCGGTAACGATGGTTGGCGTGAAAATAATGCTCTTATGAATGAGGCACGTATCCGTAATGAAACTACGGACGCTTCTATTCAGAGACTTAAGAACCGTATGTATGATCTTAAAATAACAATTGGCAATATATTTGCTCCATTGGTTAAGTTTCTTGCAGATGCAATCGGTAATGCCATACAAAGAGTAAATGTTTTCTTAAGCGGTTTTGTTGAATCTATCCGTTTAATTAGAACACCAATTGATGAACTAAAAGCGTTAATAGATAATACTTTTGGTAGCGGGCCAACTGGCGGCGCTGCTGGTGAAAGCGGGCCAAGAAAAACAAATCCAGAGCTTGACAGACTAAAGACGTTATACGATCCTGCGCTTGGCATGTATCAAGAACTTGTTCTTGCTCAAGGCGATAGTCTTTGGGGAATTGCACAGCGTTATGGTGTTTCTGTAGACCAGCTAAGAGAGTGGAACGGTCTTACTAAAGATAGCGTATATCACTACGGTGATACAATAAAGATTTGGTCTAAATATAATTCTGAAGGCGAAGATGTTTCCGATATGCTCCAAGATCAATATGAAGAAATGAAGCGCCTTGAAGACCAAATGACCGATAGTGAAAAGACGACAAAAAGATTCGCTGGTGCAGCTAAAGTGTTTGGTAAGAATCTTACAGTTGACCAAATAACAGATTTAAGAAACGACTTGCGCGGGCTAAACAAAGACTTCGCTGATTCCAGGAAAGCTATTGGTCTACTATTTAGTGGCGAAACAAAGCAAGGTTCTGATGAACTAGCAATAGCTGTTGGAAACCTTAAAGAGAACTTTAAATCGGTTCTAACGACTCTTGGAATAGAAATAACAGAAAATCCTTTTACAAGACGTATTAGTGAACTAATTGACGACATTAAAAACAAAGACTGGAAAGAAGCTTTTAGAACAGCACTTCTTGTTCCTGTTGGCGCTTTACAGACTTTGCTTAGTAGCGGTCTTAATCAGTTTGGTTTTGGTGAACGTGAAATAAATCTTGGCACTCCAGAAGAAGAATACGCTTTCGCACAATCTGGCGGTTTAACAGATAACCAATTTGGAATGCCAACAAAGACAATAACGAGAAGCCTTTTTGGGTTTAACGAAGAACTAGAAAAACGCATCAAAGAAATCGGTAAACCAGAAAATATGAGCGAAAGTATAGACCTTGCAATACTTAATATACGCAGAGTTCTTACGGATATTGCAAATGGCGATTATACCGAAGCAAAAACCTTCTTAGAGACTAATGTCGATAATTTTGTTCGCTCTGGCATAACCGCTGGTTTAGCTCTTGTGTTTGGTTTTCCGTTTGGCGCTATAGCTTTTGTATCTAACATGTTGGCTATGGCTATTGAAAACGATGTTTTTAATCTTAGAACAGAATTAGAAAAAACAGAAATTGGCAATGAGATCGTCAAAGCTGTTGGTTATATTGGTGAACAGATTAATCTTGCCCTAGCAGCTGTTGGCGAAATAATGAACCCGGATAAAAATGCCGCAAACGGTTTAAAAGCCGGTGTTGGTATTATGGAAAACGACAGCATTATGCCAAGTTCTGCAAAATCTGGCAGTAATCCATTTGTTAGTTATTTTAACGCTTTAATAGAAGACGTTAAAGACATAATTGATGAAATCAACAGAATAGATTTTACAAGCATAACCACGTTTGTGTCTGGTATATTGAAGTTCATAAACGATATTGTTGCTGGCGCAGCATTGCTTGTTGGTAGCGTTGCTTTGTTAGAACTTAAGACGTTTATACTACCGTTAATCGAAAATATTGGTAAAACATTTAACGTTTTGACAGAAGAATTCACTTCTGACGATATTAACTCGCTACTAAAAATAGGTGCTGTTTTTATAGCATTTATGAACAGAATAAAAGTAGCGTCAATGGTTATGACAGTTGCTAGATTTGCTGGTTTGCAATTGCTTATTGGCGGTATTGCCGAAGCCCTACCCTCTCTACTAACCGCTACATCGGGTGCATTTGGCGTTATCGAAGGTTTAATAGAGGGCGATAAAGACAAGGTTCAAGCGAACGCTGACAAGGCGCTAGAGGGCATATGGGATGCTCTACAGGCGTTCTTTGGTAGTATAGCAAATTCTACATTTAATGTCATGGAGGCTATTGGCCTTGGGCCAGCTAGCGTATTTAGAATACAAGCTGAAAACTCTTTGCGAGGCATTATTGCAATCATTGATACCATTATTACTCGTATTAAGATTGCTGCTTTAGACCTACAAATATTTAACGAGCTTGATCCCAATAAAGAGCGCCCATTTCAATTAGAACGAGATAAATTAATAGGTGGATTGGCTTTTGGAGAGCAGTTCAAATTTTCTACTCTTGAGCTTGATAGTACGTTTGGGTTTACTAATTCATTTGGTAAGCTGGTTGCTACATCGTTCAGGGACGCGTTAAGCAATCCAGAAAATTATACCTTAAGTGCAGAAGCTAAAGAACGCTTACGCTATGCCGCAATCAATACTTTACTTACTTCTGGTGACGCCGATAGCGCTAATGATGCATTTAACGTTTTCAGAATGCTTGGTATTGATCCAGAAACGCAATTTACAACCGAACAGCTTGCTAATTTGCCGTTCTTAAAGAATATGCCAACAAATCTAAAAGAAGCATTGCTAAGAAATGTTGCTCTTGGGGAGCTTGGTTTGGATCAAGAAAATATAAGCGGCTTCTTGACAATAGAGGGCGTAACTGGATTAATAGATAGCTTTATAAAAGGCGCTGTTGCTCAAGATACTGGGCTTAGTGAAACAACAAAAGCTGATTTACAGACTAGAGTTGTTGATGATCTTGCTACATTAAATGAAAGCGATGCTTTAGTAAATCAGTTAATGGCCACAGAAGAATTTGCTGGCTTTAATATGTTGAGTATTTTAGCATCTGGCAATCTTCGCCCATTAGAACAATCGGAAATAAACGGTGTTGTGGCAGAACTACAATCTAGCATGGGACCGATTTATGATCTGCTTGGGCCACAAGCTGGAGCCGATCTTTATACGAGCATAATTAACGGATTATTACACAATCAAGAAGATGCTATTAGTGATGAAGATGCAAAGAGTATTGCTAGGGGGTTTATAAGTTCGCTTTATGATCCCGAAAATCAATATACTCGCGCTCTTAGCAATGATTACTTAAATGGTATTCTTGAAGGCTTAGAACTTGGATTAATAACAAGTGAAAATACAACAAGACTGCAAAATGTCGGTAAAGGGATTGGACAATATCTAGACGAAGGCACTAAAAATGCTCTTGGTATTAAATCTCCTTCAACTGTATATGAAACCGTTGGCGAAAATATCATTGAAGGTCTACAAAAAGGCATTGATGACAACGTTAGCGACCTTAAAAAATCTGTCGATAAAGTTGTTGGCGAACTTGAAACTATTTCAGTCATGACCGCTATAATGGCAAACAAGGTTACGATTGCACTATCGCAAATTATTCTAAACCTTGTAGTCTTTAGTTCTACATTTACTATTGCTACAACAATACTTAAATTAAACCTTATAGTTGCTCGTAGCGAACTCGACCTATTTATTGATAAGATCGAAGATGCAATTCTGTCATTAGCGCGTATGAAGGTTGCGTTCTTGAACTCTAATGTAGGATTGGGACCAGGCGAGGGCATTCAACCAACAGATGGTACAAGTTTCTATGGTGGTGGTGTTCGCGCTGGTGGTAAATATGAGGTTCTCGAAAACGGGTTACCGTTTGAAACGTATCGGACTAGCAAGGGCAAGACCTATTTAATCTCCAACGAGAATGGTCAAATTTACTCTCCTGCGGGCCGTACACGTGAGATAAACGCTGCTGCCGGTGTTGGTATGAGTAGTATGAATATCAACGAAGGTGACACGTATATAACGGTAAATGGGGCTGGTAGTCCTGAAGCTGTGGCCGAGGCTGTTGTAAAGAAGATGGAAAAGCGCAAAGCAAGAGAGACTTTTAGAACTTTGAAGCTTTCTGGTGCATCGGGGGTTTAATGTTTATCTATCAGGTAGGTGATGTTGTAATACGCGGATTTGCTGAACACAGCACGCCTGTGGAATGGAAGAACGAGGGTTTGCAGAACGAGTTCAGTTCTACTGTATTTTATAACTCTCTATATCCCCTACCAGAGATTGCTAGCTATAGCGTTTCTGGAACAATAGCAGCACACAGGGGCAACACGGCGTCTAGACAGCTAGTAGATTTAATGCGAAACGGTGGCAGGCCCTATATTGATATTATAGGGTATCTGCCTAATGCTTGCTGTGAGGTCGGTTCTTCTTGCAGTATTTGTTGCGGAGTGAGCGAATGCGTTCGTTGGTATCATACTTATGGGCGCATTAGCTCTGTTGAAAGAACTTATACGCTAGACGAAAGCGTTTCTGATCCTTTAGCGTCATTAGAAATATCTTTTGAATTAGAAGCAAACCCATATTGGGAGCCTTTGAATAAGTATCTTTATATCCCAATTTATGGAGATGTTATCCCAAATGTTTTTGAACTAGAAGAAAATGGGACGCCGTTAGACATTACCCTAGGCGTTCAAGAGAAGGTTGTTGGTGTTACTAATCTAATACATCATCCTTGTCAAGTAGCGCCATTTCATTATGAACCTGAATTTGTTTGGGTTAAACGTCGTTTTGTTAATAGCTTTTTACTTTACGATACGGCCTATTGGGATGACTGGAACGATAGTTCATTTGTGTATGCACAGAGCTTAAGCACAAGCTCTCTTATGAGAAGCTATACTGTTAGTTCGCCACATTCTGGCTCTGTAAGAACCTTACACGCTTTTGGCCATATAGAATTTGGCACAGGGCATGATTTGGTTATCACGGTTAATTCAGAATATTCGCCATTTAATATTATAGCAACTACAAGCACTTTAAACCTAGAATATTTAGATGATAACCTTAGGTCTTATGGTGTAGCAAATAGCGTTGGATTGGCAGCTACAGGATTGTCAACGGACATAGTACTATATTCGCAAAACGATGTCTATCCTCATAGTTTTATGATTAAAGATGGCTATCCTGTTTATGATAGTCGTACTAACGAATTATTTATCCCTAAATGGGATTTCTCAACAAGATGCCCCGGAGAACTAATAGGAATTAGAAATAAAGTAGACATATCCTTTACTTTAGCATGGCCAACTAACGAAGTTGGTGCTTTGCACTTACATAGGGTTTACTAATGATTAAAACATCTATTTATGAAGGCGTAAATCGACTTTCAAGTAGTGGTGGTTATGTCTCTATAAATTTTGAGATTTTATCACACGCTTCTCCGGTTCTTGAATTTTTGGCAGATAGCGTAGAGATTAGCCGTAGTATAGTTGAGCTTACTACGTTTAAAGTAACAACAAACGTAAACAACTTCAACTTTATGAACGACTTTCCTATCGTTAAAAATAAGAACTATTATGTTGAAGTTGAAGAAGATGGCAAAATTATTGTTACTGGAATGTTATACGAAACAAATATCAACATTCTTGATGGACAAATAACCTTTGATTGTAACGATATGCTTTATTTGCTCAATTACACCGCTGCCGTTCCTAACACAATTGTTAACAATAAAACGGCATTAGCGGGCTTCTATTCAATATTAAAGAATATCTCTATCCCCGGCCCAACAACCGGAAATAATCAATATGCTTATTGGGAAATAACTAGGTTTCATAGTATATTTTCTAAATCAACTGCAACAAGAATTGATTTGCGAGATGAGAAAAGCATTTTAGCACAGTTGCAGAAAATATCTGAAAGCGTGCCAAAGTTTTATTTCAGATATGGAGGTAACAAACTCGTACACTATGGTGGCGGATTATTTGCTGTTGTTCACTCAATTGAGTGTGGAGTATTTAACGAATCAACCGGTCTACAATACAACGAAAAGAACATAGATGAGTTTAATATTCGCATTCCAAATGAGCCAAGGGCAACGGGCTTTTATGGCTACGGTTGGGAATATAAAACAGGTACACCAGCCACCACGCCACAAATTGTTATGGCAAGCGATAAGAGTACATATGGCAGTATTATTTCGCCTTATATTATTGATGCTCCAAATAATTTTACTTACGAAAGCTCTGTAACTAATTTTGATTATGACCAGAAATACTTGACTTTCTATTATAAAGAGATACAACCCGATACTTTAGAAAACCCAACTGCTACAGAAAGACAACAGGCCGGTGACACAGTGTACGGCAAAGGTATCACAGAGATAAAAGAATCTCAAGGCGATACTGAAATTGAAATTAGTAGTTCAGAATTTTCAACAGATATTATGCCGGGGAACACAGTCGAACTAGCTTATTCTCATTTTATGAGTAAATACAATGCAATGACCGGGCAAGCAAATACAAAGAAAATAGAAGCGTTCTCTTTAAACAACGCTACTTATTATATTAAATCATACACTATGAGCATCTCTCAAGAAGAACGAAATATAAGTTATGTTTTGCAATCGACAAACGATTTTAAACGAGATGCTTCACAAGAAAAGATTTTGATTTCTCTTGGTAGGCAGTTGCGGGAAAGTGGTGAATATTTCCTTGTTACTTCACCGATGCACAACATCGGTTATTACAGTTACAACATACCGTTAAGTACGGCAAATAATTATAATTCTGGCGGTTTTGATTGGTATAAGTTTACTGTTAACAAAACTGCTGATTGGCTTCTTGGTGATATTAGACCAATTCCTACAGGTGCAAGTGTTGTAGCTTATTTTGCTCTTGATCTTGATGGTAAGAGTGTTGTACACAATCTTACAAGTTCTGGTTATATTGAACAGTTCTATAAAGAGAACGATTTTATTATTGACACGCAGAACGGAATTAAAACAGTTAATAACGGTCGTTACATTGCAAATTTTGTAGTTGTTCCTACAACTGCTGGAGCAACATTTGAAATAGCTGTTAGACCGTCTGGCGGCAGTTGGACTACAAGCGATACGCTTGATCTAACCGCTATCGTAGTATTTGAAGTTTAGGAGGCAAAATGCCAATTAGTGATCCACCTAGCGATCTTTGCAACATTCGCTTATGGCTTTATAGTTTGAAAGACGCGGTAAACGGTTCTACATTTGACTTTACATCTCAAGATGCTTATAAAGTCTTTGGTGTTGCCTCAAGTGCTGCTGTTCCTAGTTTTATTCTATTGGACGCAGCCCATATACAGACAGGCGTTTTAGATAACGCTAGAGTTAATTGGGGCGCGCCTAGTGTTATTGGTTCTACAACACCCAATAATGCTTTCTTTAATAACTCTGTTGTAAACAGTTATGCTGCAACTACCAATACGGCACCTAATATTAATTTAAGGAAGTTTCATGGTGCTGATTTTATTACTGTTAGTGGAGTAAGTATTAATCATGATCTTGGGAACATTTTCTTTTCAGGAACAGCAGATAGTTCTACACTTACTTCTGCTGCATTAATACGAGCAACTACAACTGAAGCTTGGACAAACACGACTACTGGCGCATCTTTGTTGTTCTCAACAACGCCAACGGGCGATACTGGTTATGAAACAGCGATGACCATATATGCTCAAAAAGGCTTGAACATTGTTAAGCGCGCAGACGGTATTCCAAGTGGTACTACTGGTGGCGATCTGTTCTTTCAGAATAACTCAATGTGGTCAAGAAACACAAACACCACAATACGTCAAAAGGGTTTGATGTACAATTCGCTTAATGATATGACTGTTACTAACACTGTAACTGCAACAAGCATTGTTGATACAAGCGGCTTTTACTACTCGAACATGACATTTGTTGCCAACTATCTAGTAGAAAGTCAAGTTCTTAGATTAAAAGCTGGCGGTTATTATACTGCAACGCACACTGATAGAACAATCACAATACAGATACGTTATGGTGGAACAACACTTGTTTCTGCCCCCGTAACTCTTACAAGTGCCGCAGGAACAGATAACTCGTGGTATATTGAAGCCGTATTTATTCTACGTACAACTGGCGCATCTGGAAGCATTAAGGGAGCCGGTATTCTGTCATATACAAACGCTGGTACTATCACATCGTTAGAGAGAGCTTTAAAGTGTGATACGACAATAAATACAACTACGAGTAACACGATGGACGTAAGAGTTGTATGGAATGCCGCTAGTACAAACAACTCAATTACTTGCACGACTATGGTTTGGGATTGGGAGTAAAAAACTATGCCTATAGTTCAGCCACCGCGCAATCCTTTTGATTTAAGAGCGTGGTTAAACACTTTAACAAATTTTGTAAATGATTTAGAAACAAATGGTGGCGGTGGTGCTGAAGAATTTCTTGATCTTACAGACACGCCAAGCGATTACACTGGTGCTTCTGGTCAAGTTGTGGTTGTTAATAACACAGAGGACGGCCTTGAATTCGCAGCCGCTTCAGGTCTTGGGGACATGCTTATTGCTACGTATGACCCTCAAGGTGTATCTGGTGATGCATTTGATACGGACAATCACACAGACGGAACTACAAATAAAGTCTTTACGGCAACAGAGAAAACAAAACTCTCTGGTATTGCTACTGGTGCTGAAGTAAACGTTAACGCAGATTGGAATGCGGTATCAGGTGATGCGCAAATTCTTAATAAGCCGACTATTGTAAATAATGCTACGCACACAGGTGATGCTACTGGTTCTGGCGCATTAACTGTTGTGGCTTTGCGTGGTACACCTTTAGATAGCACAGTAGGAAGCCCTACGGATGGCAAAATTCTCGTTTACCGTACTGCTGGTAGCGACTGGATTTTAGAAGATAAACCGGCCACTAGCGGTTCACCTGATTGGGGCGATATTGCTGGAACACTAAGCGACCAGACAGATTTGCAGCTTGCTCTTGATGCTAAGGTTGATGGAGTTTCTGGAACGGGTCTTGTCTCTGTTGATAATACCGATCCAAATAACCCCATTATCAGCACTACAGCAGAAGCTAATGTAAACGCTGACTGGGACGCTGTTTCTGGTGACGCACAGATATTAAACAAGCCTACGATTATCAACGTATCTGATGATGCTTATGACGCCACTACATGGAATGGGAATACGGATGCTCCTACCAAAAACGCTATCAGAGATAAGATTGAAACAATGTCTGGCGGTGGTGGTACTTGGGGAAGCATTACGGGTACGTTATCAGATCAAACAGATTTAGATGCTGCACTCGATTCTAAACTAGAAAGTGTTGTAGCCGGAACAAACGTTACTGTTGATAACACAGACCCGCTTAATCCTATTATCAATGCTTCTGTTGGAGGTGGTGGTGATTATTTACTTGAAGATGCGCTAAACAATAGCACTTCTGAAATTATTAGGTTCACCAAAAACACTACTGGAACACCTGCTGATGGAATTGGTCTAAAAATACAAGCTGCTGTTGAAACATCAACAACTGAAGATACAGAAATTGGTAGTCTAAATTACTTCTGGCTAGTAAGCAATCATGCTTCTCGTGTTGGTTGCCTTGATATTAACGTAAATAATTCTGGTGGCACAAGACGTGTGGCTAGATTTATTCCAGAAGGTAGCAATGGTTCTTTGCTTCTTGGCACAGAATCAACAGATGCTAAGCTAGGTGTGTTCCGAGATGGCGATAGCGTTATCGCAGGTTTTGATAGCAATACAACTAACGGTAGGGCTTTTATTCGTATTTCGCGCTTTGGTAATCCCTATATGTATGCCGGTGTTGCTGGTGCAAGTTATACGACCACTGCCGGTATTGCTGCTGGCGATGCATTTATTGAAACAGTTTCAACTGGAAGTCTTGCGCTAACTGGTTCTAATAAGATTAAATTCTTAACCGCTGGTGTTGAGCGTGGTAGCGTCAATGTCGACGGTGTACGAAGCGAAGCCGCTTTCTACTTAGGCGATCCCGCCGTAGACGGCACATGGCGCATTATTAAAGACGGCAACAATCTTGCTTTTGAGCGTCGTGAAAGTTCAGTTTGGGTAGCAAAAGAAACAATGTTGGCATAATAAAAAGGGGAAATAAAATGGTAAAAATTAAAGAAGAATTGCTGCGCGAGGTTTTACTGGTTCTTGCAAATACGCCTTCCGGCACAACTTATAGGTTAGACGATGGTAAGAATAAAACCATTGCCGAACTGTTCTTACAACTGTTAGGAGTTTTTAATGCCGCTAGCAACGATAGTAACGAATCAGATGGGGCAGGAGATTAACGAGTTTCTAAAACTCTTGCAAGAACTTCAAACAGCTTCTTCTAATAATATCTCATATGTTATTTCTGCCGTAGTCTTAAATTTCATTTTAATACTTTTTCTCTACTGGCGTAATCGTATTGCTGCTGCTAAAAATAGAGATGAAGTAGAAATGCTTAAGGCGCAAAATGCTGAAACGACATATTCAGAAGAAATTAAAAACCGAACTTTAATGGCTAACATGATGCAGGAGATGTTGCTGCGAGATAGCCAAGAATATCGTCAAGCAATTAAACAAGAGCTTGAAGAAACAAAGAAAGAGTTTGCTGTTAACGAAGAACAACGCAAAGAGCTACAAAGAAAAGTCGATAATCTCATTGAAGATTTAAAGCAAGCCAATCAGAGACTTGAAACTGCAACAAAAAATTCGTTTGTTATAATGAGTCTTAAACAGCAAGTGAGTGAGATGAGCAATGAGATGGAAAGCTTACGTAAAGAAGTTGAGCGATTAACTATTTTAAACAAAGAGCTTGTGACCGTTATTGAAACCTTAGAAATACAGTTACGAGAAAAAGAAATCGTTATCAGTAAATTAGAAAGACAGTTAAAGGAGATTCAAAATGGAAATTGATTGGACGCCAGTTCTGCAAAACCTTATCAACCTTCTGGCGGCACTTGTGGCGGTTCTTGTTCCGGTAGTGGTTGGATATGTTACTGTTTGGGTTCGTGGCCGTTGGGAAGAATTTCTTATGTCACGTCCTGAAGATGTACGCTTGGCTTATGAAAGCGCTGCTCGTTTCGGTATTCGTATCGCTGAAATTGTTGGTGCAGAGCTTAAACTTGAAGCAAAAGAAAAGTTACGCCTTGCTACAGATAAGGCTCGTCAGTGGCTTGCGGAACAAGGATATGAAGAAGTATCTATTGATCTGCTAGAAAGCGTTATTGAATCGCTGTTAGATGCTACTAAAGCACAGATTTCTGAAGAAAAGATTTCTAAGCACGAAGCAGCTTCACAATTACAGAGAATCGGTTAATCACCGTTTCAACTAGATTCCCCTAGTGGGCGGCGAAAGCCGCCCCATCTTTTTAAGGAGGCGCTATGCAAGTTTATATAAATGCGTTAGGGGCAAGCAACCACAGTCATGTTAATTGTCGTGCTGCACCAGACATTAATTCTCGTGTTGAATGGTATTTAACATCAATTGGTGTGATTGCCGAATATATACAAGAGAACGAAAAATGGGTCAATTACAATTACAACGGTAAGGACTTTTGGGTACACAAAGACGTACATGATTATGTGGAGCTAAAAGAACACGTTATAACTACAGATTATGTCTCACAAAATGATGCCGACAGCAGCAAACATCCTAATGACTGCGGTCTTGCATCTCTATCTATTTTAATGCGAAACATAAACGGGTTTGATCGCTCTGTTAACGATTTGGCCTCTGATATACAATTAATTGGTAGGGACTTTGTTAGTTTTAACCAGTTAATATATTTAGCAAAGAAACATAATTACTCGCCAGAATATTTTCGGCCTTTGCATATGAGTAAGATATTAAAAAGCGTGTATCAGAACATTCCTGTTCTAATGCTTGTGAACTATGACAAGCTAATTAGGGGCAAAAATTACGGACATTTCTTAGTTGTTGTTGGATACGATGGGGATATTATAACTCACGATCCAAACACAAGAGCCTACATGCGCTACTCTGTACAGTCTTTTGCCGAAGCTATAGCACAACTTGGCACAGGTAGTAACATGCCCTTTCAAGGTATGTATTTAAAGGGTAAAAAAAAATGAAACGCATGGGGCTTAACATAGATGGTTTGTTTATAACAGATAAGCAAAAAACAGATTTAATTAGTTATTTATCTGTTGACCAGCCAGAAAGTATTCTGGTTATAAACTCTATGCCTTTTGCTGCTGAGATGAAAGGCAGGTTCCCTTATATGAACGTCATATATCGAGATATGGCCCTTCCTAACCAAGATAACTTATGGATGCAAATATCGCCTGAAACGTGGTGGAACATTTATTCAGCAGCCGCAAATTATGGACTTGTCTTGCACACCAACAACGAGCCTGCTATTACAAAAGCCATGGTTGATTGGGAAATAGAGTGCGCTAAGATAGCAATTAAAAATAAAACTAAAGTTGTTTTATGCAACTTCTCTGTAGGAACACCAGAAACTCCTAATAATAATCCTGCACAGTATGAAATGCTAAAACCTTTGTTTAAACTTATTTGCGATAATCCAGATTATCTTTATCTTGGTCTACATGAATATGCAGCAACAAACTGGTATGCAGAATATGGTGGCAGTACAGATTATCAAAAATGGGTTAAAGACTTAAATCACACTCGGCCAAATCTATTTGGTAGATTTAAACACATAAACGATTACTGTATTGCAAACTTTGGCAATTTGCCAAACATCATTATAACCGAATGGGGCTTTGACACAATTCACGCTTATTATAATTATCAGTCATCCGTTCCAGGATTTTCGCCATCTCATATGGGAATAGGCAAATCTATTCTTGCTTTCATGACATGGAAAACTGATCTTGCTTCTTGGGAGCAATATGCTTTCTTGCAATTACAATCTGTTTGGAACGCTCTATACAAGAAAGAAATAAACATAAAAGGTGTTTGCTATTTTTGTTGGGGTGGACAAGGAGTGTGGAAAGAGTATTATGATATATCTGGTTATGAGAAGCTAATAGAACAATTATGTTATGGAGATTTTAGTAACGAGGAACAGAAGGAGATAAATATGGCTCTAGGTGGAGAACTAAGAAAGATTATGTATACTGGTAGCGATTCATTACGTTTTCGCACCTCACCAACTACGTCGGCTAGTATCTTATTTAATCTTCAGAAAGATCAAGTAGGATACGAATTTGTTAAATCAAACGTTCGCATGAATGGCTACGATTGGCGCGCTTATTTGTTTATCAATCCTAGAAACGGCAATCTTGAATTAGGTTGGACTGCTTATTCTATTAGCCCTAATGCATTTGTGCCAATGGACGCTGGTGGAAGCATAAACCTAGCTTCAGAGATTGAACTAACAGAGAGTTTGAAGCAAAGGCTTATTAGTAAGAATAGCTAGGAATCAAAAAAGGGGAGCGCAAGCTCCCCAGTTTTTTATATACTATTTCGGTTGATAAAAGCTTTAAAGCGTTCTTCTAGCTCGTTTAGTTCATCCTCTAGAAGAATATCTTCGTAGTAATTTACAATAAACCTCTTGTCGCCTATTGCCTTTTCCGTCCAGTAAACAACACTACCACCAAAAAGAAAAGGTTTAAAAGTACTAGACCGAATGTTGTCATAAACTAATCCTTTACAGTTTTCTATATTTGCTCGATAGAATACGCAGTCATGAAATATACAGTCTATGAAATCACAACTGGATAAATCGGCATATGAAAAGTCACAATTACGAAACGTACAGTTAATAAACTGACTGTGATGTAAAATAATCCCGAACATGTTCATTCTGTTAAAGTCGCTATAATGCACTACAGAATAACTCATGTCTTTATTGCAGAACTCCGAGTCCGACACTACTTGTGATTTGATATGCATTTTGCCCTCTGGATGCCCCTACAAGCGATCTTTTTTGTTTACGGCTATGATCGTAGCCACATCGCCACTATCGTTTAAATTAGGGGCTGTAGCGTTCGATTTTCTGGCATTATAATTTTCAATTAACAACTTAGACCAGTCGGTATCGGCCAGTTCACTTGGAAGCTCGCCTTCTGCAATGGCTCTTATATGATGTATGATAACCATTGTATTATAAGCAATTGCCGCCAAATGATTTTCTTCATCTTTGGGATACAAAACAAGCTCTACGGTGTGTCTAAGCAAAGAAGCATAAGTTCTTGAAATAGGCTGCCCCAACTTCCAATTATTTTCTCCATATATTTTTTCACCACGGTGCATAAGATCGCCAAGTTCTTTGAGAAAATACGGATCAATTAAATCGTATCTTGTTTTACCTTCTTGACTACCACGTTTAGAGCCGGTTGTAAACTCATCGTTCTTTTCTGTTGATTTAGTTGTCCACATAAACAAACCTCATATTAGAATACTTGTTTCTTTCACCCCTACAAACTCTTGTTATTCCGCCAGCTCTTATTTTATAAAATCTAGCCGCCTCTGACGCGCTTTTAAATATACGTTCATCTTCTAAACACTTAACTCGCCTACCGTTTGGTTTTAAACTGTTAGCTTTTTTCATTTCTTTTAATTCTTGTTCGTTATATTGTGTTTTTTCTTTGTCAATATTTGCCCATTCTTTTTCTGTTGCATATCTGAACATTAGACCTCTTAAAGTTCCATATCCCCTTTTTAACAACTTGCCAATATTTTTATCGGATATATCAAAAAATCTTCCAGCATCAGAAATAGAAGCAAACACATCGTTATTGTTTATACAAACTATTGGCTTATTTAATTTATCAGAGCGCCTAATACCACCAGCCGTTTTTAATTTATCAGATCGTCTTTTTCTTTCTTCATCTGTATGTTTGTATCCTAAAGCACCGACTCTGCCGCCTTCAGTTATATTATATAATTCATCTTCTTTAAAAAGCGAGATATAATATTTTTCTTTTTCTTCAAGTTCCAGCAAATCATTACAAGAGCAAATTGTTTCCCAAACAAAACAATCTTCTCGATGTTTTAACAAGGCTCTATGAAATTTGTTTTTGGAACCGTTATTTGCTCTATTGTAATGTCCAGACTTTCTTATACTTAAACTTCGTGTTGTTATGCCTATATATGTTTTCCCGTTCACAGTGTTTGTAACCCTGTAAACGATTCCAAACGGTTTCATATAATAAGTCCGTATTTGATAGGCATATTTAGTTCAACTTCAACAATCATTGGCTTGTCTTTATTAGTAAAATAATCTGCTCTATCGCCGTGCTTTTTATTAATCTCTCTCATGTGATCCATCCAAACAATCAAACATTCGGCTGCTCCTTCTTTGGTATCAAAAATACCGATAATGCGCGAAGAATGTTCTTCGTTATCTTCTGGTTGATATTCTGTATAGGCAATATATAATTTAGATGTCATCATTCAAACCTTTATAAACTTCTCTCATCGCCTCTTTAAGCCTGTTGGCTAAAGCAAATTGCTTGCCCGCTTCTAGTTCAGCAACAATATAATTCATGCTATAGTGCTGAAGTGCCGAAACGTCTTTACCAGTTAAATCTTTAATCTCTTGTAGCAAAGTCTGGTCATAATCATTTAGTCTTCGTTGAATGTGTTTTGTGAATAGCAACATAAAAATACTCATCGTCCTGTACTCCCAAAACCTTTAGCGCCTCTTACGGTAGGAGTTAAATCTTCGATAGTGTCGACAAGAAATAGTTCTGTATTATTATGCGGCAGAATAACCATTTGGGCAATCTTGTCCCCATGAGCAATAACACGAAAATCATCGGCACCAAGAATTAGATTAAAAATAATATGAATAAATCCACGGTATCCGTTATCAATTACACCGCCGCTAATATAAAATCCTTTCTTAGCCATAGAGCTGCGATCTAAGATTTTGCCAAAATGTCCATGTGGCGTTTGTACTGCTACACCTGTATTAATCAATACACGAAAATAAGATGGTTCGTTTAGTGTAGAAAAGTGCAAAGCCCCGCCATAACAGCAAACTTCAGCAAGTGGTGACGTAACTTCTAAAGTAGAATCTTTTGTGTATAATTCGCTATTAAATGTTAAATCATAACCTGCATCACCGTTATTAGGTGAAAGAATATTACTCCCCGGTAGAATGAATGCCTTCATATCGCTCCCTTAAGAACATCATAAACATATTTAAATCATAAAGCAAAATTGGCTCTGAATATGGATCAACTGTAATTGCGCCTAAAACTTGATGACTAACTTTGTGATAAAAAATTCTTAGCATTTGCTCGTCAGTAAGTTCTTTGGCAAGTGCTTCAAACTCTGTGTACTTAGGATCATCAAGTGCCGATACAAGCTGTGCCAGCATTTCTTTAAAATGCTTGTACTCTGGATTATTATTTAAATCTAATGACATTAATGCACCATTCCGGTATTATAATTTTCTGTAGTTACCCGTAGATAAAGTCTATCAATCTGCTGTTGTGTAGCCATATTCTCACCAATAAAATGCTCAATAGCTTCATGAAGAACATCTGTAGTTAGTTCTTGATCTTCATAGAATTCTAGATTTACAGTAAAGCCTGCAACTATAGAGTTTTCAATTGCAAAGCTGATATAAATAGCGATGTTGTCTGGAGTTTCAAACTCTGCTTGAAAGTGAATATCATAATCACGCTTTTCAAACAGATCAGCTCCATTCATTCTTGTTTCTACGTATAATCTTTCTTCCGAGTTCATATTCTATCTTTTCCTCTAGTTTAATTAAATGATCTTTTATTTCTTCTAGTTCAGATGTTGCTCTTACATATTCTTCGCGACTATTATAAATATCAGTAAACCCGTCAGCTCCCCAGTTTAAAATTTGTTCCTCTAAAAAAACAACACGAGTTTCTAACGTTTCTTTTTGCTTATAAAGAGAGATTAAGTTTTTCATAATGCCCACAATAGAATTGCTATATTAGGCGCAACCTTGGCGATATATCTTTGCATAGCGGCAGCATAAACTCTAATCTCCCATTGTGCGTCTGTAGCAACACGTTTATTAACAAAATCAATCATGTTTTTTAAATCAACAGTTCCAACAAGACAAGTGTACATGTTTTGTGGTAGCCACATACGTGCAAGTTCTTTACTCATACCTTGTGAGATTGCGTAGTTATATGTTATTACAGCGTTTTCGCAAAGCTCTGTTAAAGAGCCAGCAAAGAAAGCGTTTTGCTTATCTTTCATAAACTCACCAGAACCTTGACGATTAGTAAGCGTTTGTTTGCGAAACTGTTTGGGAATATAGAATTCAGGTTCTACGCTTGTATATCGTCGTGAGATTTCGTTAAAGCTCCAAGTCCTATGCCTCATTATCTGTTTGCTGACAAACAGCGGTGTTTTGATAGCCATTGTAACGTTAACGTGTTCTAGTGGCGTCGTATGCCCGTTTGCAAGTAAGAACTTAAGCAGCTTTAAATCACGTGCTAAATTTCTATCTTCCGTTGAAGCCCCGTCACCAACAAAACTAACACGTGCAGCCTCAACAACACGTTTTTCAATTGTAGAGATTTTATCACCATTTGAATATTCGTGTAAATCATGCTTCGGCATAATATCTACAAAATCAATGTACCCAATGCCGTCACCCAATACGTATTCCAAGATTAATACCCTCTCATGAGTTGATTAAACATTTCTTGTAAGACTACAAAGCGTTCTTTAGTGTAAGTTGTAGAAAGTTCAAAGAAGAAATCCTTATCTGCTTTTGCTTTGTGCAATTCAGTAATACCAGAAATCTCTTTGATCTGTTCTAGAATAAAGTTAACGAAGCCTGTCTGACTTGTATAAGTTTCAATTTCTTTGATTGTGTTTTTGTTAATAATAACATATTCGCCGCTGTAGTCAATATAAAGAAAGTCTCCAACGGCAACAAGCTGACTATAAATTCCATTAATAGTATTGTCAAATTCTTCTTGATTATTGAAAATCAAAAGACGATCATTAATCCGAATTATTCTCAAGACCTCTGTTTTCGTTGAGGTACTTGAATAGCCGCGCCTTGTCTGCACTTTCATTTAAACTAAACTCCAGTTCTGTCTCATTAATCGAATCATAGAAAATTGCAATATTGCCAGTTTCATCATAGCTAAACTTATCATCGTCCAGATATTTAAAGTGTCGTATTTTCCTACTTCTAATCATACGCCCAAATTGCTCTGGTGTCAACATAGTATGTCTACGAATATTGTTTTCGATTATCTTGCCACGTATCTGAATCTCTTTAAGTGCTTCAGACGCAGTAGCAGCGATATGATACGCAAGCGTACCAGATGCGTACACAAGCATAAATGTGAAGATCAGGCCAACAATCCAGCCGGTAAACGTTTCTAGGTTGGAGTTTAGAAATACTTTTACAATTGCAGTATACCAAACTTCTTCACCGGTTGCTACAATTTGTGGCTGCATTGTACCAATAAATGATATAATAATAATGCCCCATTTCAGCAGTCCAGATACAAAAGAGTATTTGCTGCTTTGTGGGACATAACGTTTTTCACCAACTCCAATTCGATATAATAAGTTTAAGGCAAATACTTTTAAGTTCCATATTGGTTTGCGAATATAGCCTTCGCGTTCTTTAACAAAGTGATCTAGTGTCTGATACACGATAAAGCTCAATACAATTACAATGGCCGAAAAATTAGAGTGTGTAGGGTTATTATCAAATAAAGCGATACCCGATTGCACTCGTGGAATTTCTACAGCGACTACCAATACAAGAATAACTGGAATGAAAATTGTCGTAATTAGGTTGCGTAGAAGTGTAAAGATTACATTGCTTAGTTCTGTGATTGCGGAAATTATCTTTGGATAGACTAGATTAAAGCTTTCATAGAACCCTAAGTTTTTCACTTTTTACACCTAAATAATTTTTCAATAGTTTTTCGTTTGTTTGATTTCTTATCTAAAGTGTGATTGATTTCTTTTTGCCAAACAACTTCAAAATCATCTGGTGCTGTTAATTCGCTTACATAAACGATATTGTTTAAAGAAGCAAACCGTACCCAATCCCAAAACTCTTTGTGGTCAAATCCTTTTTCAATACCATATTCAGTGGTATCAGCATAAGGCGGATCACAATAAACTAAATTGCCTTTGCCAATTTCTAAATCTTTATAGTCTTTAGAAACAAATTCTGTTCCAGCAAGTAATAGTCCTTGTTTTAATATGGCTCGTCTTGCTTCGTTTCCATAATGTCTTTTACCGTTTGGATGCGCGTAACTGCCGCGCCATTTACCGCCAAAAGAACAACCAGAAAGAACATACCCAACTAGGTTAGGCGGCAGCTCTTTATAATTATTCATCACATAATCATATTGTTCTTTTGTTATATCTTCAGGCGGTATCCACTCATGATTAGAAACAGAATCAAATAACGCTATAGTATAAAGGTTAATATCATTAGCTATTCTTTTACCTTTAACCTTATCGATAACGTTCATGCCACCAGCAAAAGGCTCGATATAAGTATCATATTCTGATTGGCTAAAAATAGCAACAAGACTTTTAGCAATTTTATATTTACCGCCCATGTATCTCATAGTATGTGTCCAGTGTACCCTTCGGTAATTTTGCTCATGTTGTAAACAAAGAAAGAATAGTTTCGATTAGGACTACCTTTACCCGTAAAGTCAATACGCCTACTAAGATTATAAACATGTTCTAAATATGGATTAACGTTATCTTTGCGCCATTGCCCGTTCAGGTATTCTGTTGGCAGTAGCCACATAATTAATCCATTTGGTATTAAACATTCTTTAGCTTTTTTCCAAAATAAAGGGAACTCTTTGCCGTAAGGCGGATTCCCAATTACTACGTTAAATTTTTCTTCTGGAGCATAATCAAGAAAACTTGTTTCAAACAAGACGGTACTTTTGTCTCTATCCCAATAAGAGCGTCCTGCTTTTAAAACTGTAGCTTCGTCAAGCAACTCTATATACGTAGCGTGCGTCTTGATTTTATAGTAATCCTGTACCCATGTTTGGAAATATCCGCCCCAACGCCCATCAAACGCACCAGCATCTAAGATATTAAATGTATCTGTGCCCATTCTAGAATAATCATAAAGATATTTGCTAAATATTTCATCTAGAATTTCTGTGATAATTTCCGTAGGTGTTGGATATAATTGTGTTTCATCAATTTTCTTTTTCACACCGTTCTTATTATACAGTAAATGGTTTGTCAAACAAGAACTCCAATTCTGATTTATGCACTCCTGCCGCTTCAGAACTTTCTACAAGTCTAGAAATTCTAGAAGTAAATAACCCATCGTGTAAAATTCCCCAATCTATTTCATCAGCTTCAAGACCGGTTACTATAGCTTTGGCTTGTGGATTAATATTCAACCATTTAATAGCATTTATATAACCGGCCTTGTCATCGTCAAATATAAGATGTACGTCATATTCTTTTAGAGAATTAACTATTTTTCTGTTTACATTAGACACCCCTAGTAGAGCGAAAACGTTTTCAAAACCATGACGATAAGCGTTTAACACTCCAAATACACCTTCGACAATATAAATTCTTTCACCAGTGTATTTGCGTATTTTTTGCATGTTATAAAGCGGAACTCTGTTACCGAGATAAATATATCGTAAATCATTCCACGGGTGATATAATCTTTTCTGAACACCCGCTACTTCGCCACCAACAAGTTGAACAGGGAAATATATTCCAGTGTCATCTTCCCTGACATCAAAGTGTGAGATAACACTATTATCATAACCTCTACTTTGTATATAAGCATTATGTAATGCTACAGGCAGCTTGAGATATTGTTTATATTCTTGTTGCTTATCTTTATCAAATTTTACGTCTTTATATTCAACACTGCCTAGCGTGTACTGGATGATCTTTTGAGATGCACGTTTATTTATTTGCACACCACAAGCATAACATTTAAAACTATCTTTGATCGGGTTGTAAACAGCGTTAGGTGTGCGCTCTGTACCAAACGGACAGTAAACGCTATAACTTTCTGTATTGTGATATATCTTTGCTACAGATAACCCTAGCTTGTTTACATCAACGCCTATCATAGCGTAATTCCTAAATCTCTAAGAGCGTAATCGGTAATATCTTTCTTGGTATGCTTGCCAAGGGTTTTGATGCCGTCATATACATTGACACCAAAATATGTTTCAAAGTCAAATACCATAGTGTCCCAGTGAATTGTGTAAGTGCCTTTAATCATTTCGCTATTGCGTGTCTTGATGCTCTCTACACAATAGTTATCTTCAATCGGTGAACGGAACACAAGAAAGAAATTGTCAGCATCAAAGAAGAACTGTGTGCTACCAAAAATATCAGATGCGCTCATGTTGCCAGTTTTACTGTTAGCGTTACGAGACAACTGTGAGGCTACAAGAATACGCGGCTTATATACGTGATCGTCAATTGTTACACCAGACTTGCAAAATTCTTTAATCTGCCGAGAAATATCAGCTTCAGCTTCGTATTTGTTCTTGCTATATTTTTCATGTCGTGCAGCAAGATCATAAACACTATCTACAATAACAATATCTGGTTTAACATTTTTATAATCGTTCTCAATATCAGAAATAGTTGGGAATACTTTGTCTGTAAAATAAATCTCCCCACCACGAACCATAGAAAGGTAATTCATGCTTACATTCGCAATACGGTCATATTTATCAATAGCCGCCTTATCTTTTTCTATCTCTGATAGAGCGTTGCGCAAAGAGAAGTTGTTTAGTATGCCGCTAATTCGTGCAATATAACCGTCATTACCAACTTCACATGGAGCAATTAAAACCCTCTTACCAGCAAGAGCTAGTTGTGCTGCGATATAAGACATCAAATAGCTTTTAGTACCGCCAGATTGTCCATAGAAACAATAATAATTTCCAGCGTACATCTTAACAACGTTATCAATAAATGGTACACCAAGAGAAATACTTTCACCACCAAATGTTTCAAACACGTTTTTAACATCAGTGGCACGTTTAACCTTATTTCTTCCTGCTTGATTAACTGTATTAATCTCGTTAACCAAAATATAAATCGGCTCGGTTTGATCTACACCTTTTGCTTTACCAATTTCAAATTCATTGATACGTTTATTCACAAGATATTTAATTGAATCTTGCTTAAAGCGTTCTCGCAAATCCTCAATAGGAACGTTGATATAAACTTCTGTATAATATTGCGGATAGTCTGTTTTAAAGATTTCTAGATTTGGCATATCGCCAAAAGTGACACGATATTCGTCAATATAATTTAACACCTTGATCTGCATTTCATCGTATGCTTCTTTAGGAAGCTGGTCTAAGAAGTTCTTAGTCTCATATGCTTTTTCTTTCAGAACCTTAGTTACTAGCGGGCCGAACCAAGACATAACATTCTCCTAAGAATACTGCTGCGGATAATAAATATAGGTATTGCTTTTATGTGACCAATAGATATTCGGCATCTTTTTATAAATTGAACTTATTTTATCAAAGAGTTCTGTTTCTCCGCCGGTGTTATGTTCAAAATTAAACTTGTGTTTAAGCAATTCTGTTCTTATTTCTTCGTCCTCAATCTCCATAAGATATTCAATGTCGGCATTAGTTAATAGGTTCTGTGCGTTTTTAAGCACATCAGGATACAGAGTATAATAGGTTGGGTTTTTTCTGATTAGTGCGGCAGCATGATGACTGTAGAAGTTTTCATCTGTAAACCAATGCGGTAGCTCGAACTCAAATTCTTCTTCTGGAAGGAATTCGTCAAAGTTCGTCTTATGTACTATACCATAGGTTTTGTTAAATGTCAATAGCAGATTTGTAGAATAAAACAAAAGACTTGCTATTGTCTGCTCGTTCTCTGCGTACATCTTGCTACATGGATGATTAGGCCAACCTCCATTAAGAATAGTTTTACATTCCATAATTTGTTTGTTTGCTCTAGCGCGGTCTAAGATTTCGCAAATGCGCCATATATCTTTTTCTTCAGTAACTTTAATTGGTAGGAATACTTGCATTATAGTTTGCTCAATTTCTCTATCTTACGATAGTTCATAGCTAACAAAATCCAGTCACCTACTTCTAACTGCTTATTGTGTTCATCATCAGCAGATAGAAAAAACATCTGCCCATCAGGAACAACAATATATTTATAGACTGTTTTATTTTTAAGCTCTTTATCTGCGATAACGCCAGCATAAAGCTTATACTTATTTTTATTATTATATTTCTTATCTAGAACTTCAAGTACGCGATCATAAATTGCTTTGGTTGGTATCTTTAGATCAAAATATTTTTGCTGTACTTCTCGATAATTTAATCTAGTATAATCGTCTAAGCGCAAAAACTCTCTATCAGCATCAGAGCTAATAATAGAATCTAACGCTCCGGTAAAATAAAGCGCTGATAAAACCTTTTTGTTTAGCGCACGCTTAATACATTTGAGTGTCATATCCTCAACAGATACAAAAGGACGATTGCTAATAATTTCATTTACTGCAACACCGCCTACGCCCTTAATTTCACTTAATGGCATAAATACTTTCTTGCCGTCATTACGAAACTTTTCATCAGAGATATTAACATCTGGAAATGAAATTTCATAGCCTTCAGAAATAATATCAAAGATAAATTGTTGACGTTCTTCGTGTGAACGATAATTCAGGCACACAGTATAAAAGTCAAGAGGGTAGTGATACTTAAACCACGCCATAGCCCAAGAAATAAAGCTATACGCTACAGCATGTGAGCGATTAAAACTATACATGCTATGAGTAACGATCTCGCTCCACAGTTCGTTCTGAACCTTTTTGCTAACACCTTTCTTAGCCATACCATCAAACATTTCTTGTTTCAGCTGTTCAACAGCGGCTACAGACTTGGGATTGTTTTTATTAAACTTAACCAAAGTCTTTCTAGCAAAGTCAGCATGGGCAAAGTCCTTATCGGTAGCCCAAGCGTATAACTTCATAACATCTTCTTGGTAAATAATCAAGCCATATGTTTTCTTTAGGATTTTATCAATCTCGGCATGTCCAAGAAGCCTAGGTTTACCAGTTGTCTTAACTTTCTTATAAAGCTCTCCAGTACCGCCAAGAAGTGTACCTTTACGATATACTGCATTAATAGCGATAATATCTTCAAAGTCTGTCGGATGCGCTTCTTTTGTAAATCTAGTAATGCCTGCACCAGAAAACTGAAACACGCCAGAAGTCTTACCGCTACGGAATATATCAAACTCTACAGAATCGCCTATAGGGGGATGTGGCGCTTCAACACCCGTAGTATGCTCTAGTTCCTGTAGAATGTCAAGTGCGGTTAATCCTAGAACGTCAAACTTAACCATACCGGCTAACGCCAAATCTTTGCCGCTTTGCCCTTCAGCAAACGCGGCAATTAAATCCCCATCAGGGCTTTGCTCTAGCGGAATATGATCCTTTTCTTGGTCTGGCACAATAACAATACCACCTGCATGTCGAGAGATGTTTTTAATCTGACCGTCTAATGGCTTGGCAAAGTTATCATAATCAGGATATTTCTTAGCAAACTCTGCGTATTTAACTCCTTCGTAATCATCTTCTTCGTGCATTGGAATAATATCGTCTTGATTTAAATGAAAGTCCCCAATCTTTTTGCCGTAGGTCAATGTGCTACGTAAACCAAATGTATCAAACGCCGCTACTTGCAAAGCGCCATATTTGCTATTGGCGTATTCAAGCACTTGTTTGCGACCACTACTAGCAATATCGTTATCAATATCTGGCATCTCAATACGTGAAGGATTTAAAAACCTCTCAAAAAGCAGACCATAGCTTTTAGGATTAACTTGAGTAATCCCCAACAAGTAAGAAACAATACTGCCAGCGGCGCTTCCACGACCATAACCCACTTTAATTTTATTCGTTCTCGCATAATCAAGAATATCTTTAGTTAGTAAAAAGTAACTCGCAAAATGGTTGTCTGTGATAACGCTAAGTTCGTATTCGATCTGTTCTCGTGTTTCGTTATTGTCTTCAACAAGACCAGCAACAACTTTTTCATTTAGCCCTTCATAAACTAATTTTCGTAAAATGTTTTCAGCATCAGGAATTTCAGGCAGAGTAGGCTCTGCGTTTAAATTAAAGAATTCGATCTTGCTTAATACTTCGTGTGTATTAGCGATCCCTTCTCTAATAAGAGTTTCTAGTTTAGGATTGCGCGCAACAATCTCGTCTGCTGTAGCACAAAAGTTATTTGAGCTATCATAAGCAAACCCGTGAATAACTCGCATAAACCGTTCATGACTCTTTGCATCGCTTTCTAAGATAAAGTGATTATCATTAGTCACAACGATCTTAGAACCGGTTGTTTTTGCTATCTGCAAGCCCCGTAGAGCGTGTTTATCGTCCTCTCCTAGTATCTGTACCTCTGCATAAAAATCATCACCGTAGGCCGCCTTTAAACGCGAAACAAGAACCATGTCAAGTTCTGTTGTTTGCAAAGGCGAAGCAGGACAACCAGAGAGCATAATAACGTTTTCAGAGAATTCAATTAAATCGTCAATAGTAACGACGCTACGGTTGCGCTTCATGCTACCAGCACCGCGCATCTTTGCTTTATTGTTTAGTCGTACTAAATTATAGTAACCTTCTTTGTTCTTTGCTAGAAGTGTAATGTGATAGATTTGGTCATTGTATTCTACATAAGGTTCAAGTCCAACGATGATGTTGATGTCGTAATTTTTGGCAGCATTTAGCAAACGAATAACATGATGCAAAGTGCCGTGTTCTGTTGTGGCGTAATACTTAATACCCTTTTCTGCTAGTTTGCCCAAAGAATATTCTATACTGCCATACGTATCATGGCTTGCTAGATGGTTATGCAAATGAATTATTTCTGTCATCGGGTCAGCCATTCTCTATACTCTTTTTCTGTAGATAAAATAAAATCGTATACCGCTTTTGTTTCGTCTGTTGGATTACCAAGGTCTAGCAAGTCATCTATTAGATAATCTCGTATTGCGTTAACTGCTGATCTAAAACGATGAAATCTTGTGCCGTTTTGATCTTTATTAAATTCGGATTCAAAAGACATGTAATCTAAGTCATAACTTACGTCTACACTCTGTTCACATATATAAACAGAAAAAGGTAATGTTGAACACTGAAAAAGTTCTTTAGAAACAATCGCAATTTTTCTAACTAATCGGTCTTTAGAATCATAGCCAATAGAAATATGGTATTCTATTAAATCACCTTCTTCAGTACCGTAGTTTACTTTTTGATCTAAAGAATAAACAAATATATCACTGTCTGAATATCTATAAGTGTACATCATCGTTTTAGCCATTCTCTATAAGCGTTTTCGGTATCTATAATAAAGCCGTAGATTTCTTCAGATTCTTCGCTTGAATAAGGTGATGCTAAATAGGTTTCAACTATTTGATTTCGTATATCAGCCATTACTTCTGAATAATAATTTTTATCAGCTTTAGTTGGAATATGTATAAGTTCTTCTATATAGTCTAGATCGAATTCTATTGTTGTTATGTCGTCTTTAATATTAACCGTAAAGCGCAAAATGCCATACTCTATATCTGTATCTTTATTGTACACGTTAAACAGTTTATTGGGTACATAATCAGTATCGTAGTTAATAAGAAATTCATAAGCTTCATCAAACCAGTTGATTTCTTTATTTAAACCTCTAAAAAATCTGTGATCTGTTATTAGCGTATGGATGACCATATATCATATCTTTCGCTTGTGCTTATAAGATAACTAGATACATCGTCGGCCAGAGTGCTAATATAATTAGGGAGCGATTCAAGTACTCCGTCAATTGCAGAATTGAATTCTATGCCCTCTAAACTAGAATAAGGATTATAGGTCATTGTATAAAATATCGCAGGGTCATAAACAATAGAAGTGGAATAATCGTTATTTATTTGTACTTCAAATGGGCACATATACACTAACAGTCTATTTGGTATGTTAATGGCAAAGAATTTATTAAACGGCCACTTCTCTCCATATGGGTCAGAGTTAAATATAATAAGCAATTCGCAACCCAATCCAAAAGCATCGTTGCTTAGAGACATAATAGAAACAAACCGTTCATGGTTTATAAACTCATTTATTTTGTTCATGTAATAAATCTTTGTTTATGATTTCAATAACTTCAGAAACAAGTCGAACAACAAACTGATGAAATTCTTCACTAGAGTGGTTTAAATAGTCTAGCAACAAACTAACCGGTAATTCATACTGTTTATTGTCAGTTAGTTTAATCTGTAAACTTATCCTGCCTCTTTCTGTATCTAGAATTCGATTATCTAAATTTTCTTGATACACACCCAATGTGCCAATATAAAACTCTGTTGTTACAAACAGGCTCTCCATATTTTTCTTTTTGACATACACTTTATATTCAATAAAATCGCCTATATCACCGTTAGTTGTTCTCGTGCCAAGTATAAATCTATAGATATATACATACTTCCCGTTCTTAAAAATCTTAATATAGTTGTCAGACACGATCTCCGCCCTTCACAATATCTGGTCTAAACATAGCATAAAGCTTTTCGGTTGTCAATGTGCCAAAAGCTTCTTTGAAATAGTCACAATAAGCAAAGCGTTCTTTGCTCTCTGTATATTGTGTGTATATTTTTATCTCATCTGGGTCTTGCATATCTACCCATACGTGCCCAAATAACGTTTTGTTGTGTCTAACTTCATAGATATAAATATTATCTTTTTCGTTGTCAGCTATTTTTTCTAAATAATAAATATGTTTCTGTTTTTTATTCTTAACATCTACTATAAATCTAGCTGTAATCATCGAATATGATTCTTTCTATAACGTGTAGAAATTCTTCTGTGTTAATTGCTTCAATTACAAACTTATCTAAGCCGCCTATTCTTTCATCACCGCAAAACAGATATTGCTCAATACCGTTTTCAGTTGCATAAATTTTAGAATATGCGTTAACCATTACCTGCGCATGATAACTTAAAATATTATGGGCAAATCTTGCATCAAAATATTTATGTGTCCAAACACCATCAATTCTATTAATTGGAAAATTTTTTGTATCGTGTTCTTTAAGCTCTAATATAAAACCAAGAGACGCGGCATAAATCATATAAAGCGATTTTGTTTTTACTGTACCTTCGTTAACATCATTACGTATAAGTACATCGTATTTCATAATGCGTTTTCTTGTAGTAATAAATCTACCAAACGAAGTCCAATTTTAGCGTTGATATATGATTCAAAAAATATGTGGTCAAATGCGGTGTGTATATAAGCAGGCGGAACAAGCCCCTCGTTATATTTATAAACAACTTCAATTAAGCCATTATCGTATTTATTCACGTCTATTATAAAATCATATAACAAAGTTCTTGGACGATTAATATATTTTGTAGTATAAAATCTTTTCATTTCCTTTTTATAGAAAAAATAAAGATCAACTTCGCTAGTAGTGTCTGTCTTAAATACAAATACGAGATATTTTATTTCTTTAGGACTAGCACCAATTAACAACTGTCTCTCACCAACACATTTTAAAACCATTGCATAATTCCATCATCTACAAGACGCAGGAATATTGTAACGCCTAACTCATTAGCTATAATCCGCTTGCAATATTCATAACTATCTATATTTTCAAGTCTGTGTTCTTTGCCAACCCTGCCTTCGTCATATGAATATATAATTTTAATTTGGTTATGTTCTGCTTCTTCAAAATCAATACTAAAATCAAATAGCTTCAGAGTTGTTTCAGCAAGATATTTAGTAAGGTAAACTCTTTTCATAGATTCGAGATATAAAAAATATAGAGTCCCGATGTTATTAGATGTTGATTTATAAGTATGAAAATTATATGCAATTTTGCCAACGGTTAGTTTTTTAATTCCCATATATTCTAACGAGTTCACATATACCTCAATTCTTCTTTAGTGATAATGCGTTCAAGGAGCTTAGTAAATACTACTCCCGATATACAATTTAGAACCGTGCGCTCAAATTCGCTTTCATCAGTTGGTTGATAAAATTTAGCGTAATCAATATAAGGTGTTTCAAAAGTACAAATAGTTTCGCCAATTTTAAATTCACCGGCATTATGGCCAAACAAGTGTTTGCTGTCATTATCGGAAGTAGCAAATTTCACTTCATAGATCAAATCGTCGGTTGTGCGAACAAGTTTGCGAATTTTAATTACAAAGCTAAACTTCTCGAAAATAATCTTGTAAGCTGCAAAGTATACAAAATTTTGAGCTTCTGCTCTAACATACATATGAGATATAATACACTCAACTCTTGGAAATTTTTCGTTTTTTGACTGGACGTTTGGGTTTTGTAACATGATATTCCTCTTGCAGCTTTGGTATATTCTCAATCCACTTGTCAGATAATCTATCAAACCGCTTAGAGTTAAAGTATAGTTTCAAACAAGCTATAGCGTCATAAGGAGATTTGATAACAGCTATACTACCTTGCCATTTACTGTGAAATTCTTTTTGCGTTGCGTTTAATCTACCTTTCTCTGTTTTGATTTCAAAGAGAAAGTTAATACCGTTGTAGGCGACGATAATATCTGCCATACCGCCGCCCACTTGAGATAAATCGTACACTGAAAGCCCAAGTTTGTCAAGTACGTAAACTATCTCATTCTGGTTTTTATCTTTACGATGTACCCTCCACGCCATCTTCTTCTTCTTTCGGCTCGATGTAATTCCAAATTAGTCTACTATACGTATTAGCATAATAGACATCTTGCTTTTTGTCAAACTCAATTTTAGACATTAAATATTTTCTAAGAAAGTCGTCTGTTACTAATGGCAAAAATCCTTCTGCAAAACGCATCTTGTCACCGTATGTGTCCCATGACGATTCAGCAGTCACATCAATCTTGTCATGGTTAATTTCAAGCACTAAAGACATAAACCAAATATTTGCTCGTTTATTATCTGGTAGAATAGTATAAATCCCTGTTGAAATTTTAACTGTATCATGCCCTGTATCGTATACACGAACATCTTTGTTTATCCAATAGCTGTTTACAATACCATCGTCTTCTTCAACATCAAAATAATAACGAGCAGTTTTATTTTGCTTCTTTTGTATCAGTTTCATTGTTCTCTCCATATAAGATTAAATTGGCTAATTCAACGGCATAAGGAATATCTGGCCTACCAAGCGCATAATCACAAGCGCTACGTACTAAATCAAAAGCGTTGTTGTCTGTTGATAAAAGATCGATCAAGAACCCTATTAAAACATTATCGTCAGAATGTATGTCGTATAAAATCTCCCCATGATTAAACCTGATGCTTATTAATATTGACTCATTGCCTCTGGTGGTTCTAACCCGTATAAAAAAATTAAGACTTTTATCATATTCATATGCGCATATACTACTAAAATCAGCATAGGAATGGATATACACGTTGTCTATAATGTCATAAAATTGATCTTGAGCTAATATAGTAGCGCCTCCAAATCTCTAGCTAATTCACGATTGTTAAACAACATAGAATAAGCGTATAGTTCTTTAAAAAACTCCAACAACCGTTCGCTATTATTCATAAATTTATCAAGCTCGTTTTGAATATAAGCAACTAATTCAGCAGATGGTGGTTCGAAATCGCTGCCAGTTAAGCCAAAGCCGCCCATTTCAATAACAAGAGAATTTTGATCTATTTTAATGATTTTTAAAACTCCATTAATCTCCTCTATTTCTGGCATAGACCTGTTTATAAACACTCTTATAAAAGTTGCATATTTTGAATCAGGAAAAAATTTGCGTTCTATCACGTCTTTATAATAGATAATAACATGAAATGCGCGATGTTTACACACTGTATAATAAGTTTGCATGATGTTATCCAGCATATAGCCAAATATCAAAAAATTTAGAAATGTCTGGTGATATTTTTGGTTCAAAAGTTTTGTGTTCTTTATATTCTTTCAGGGCTTTAATAACCTCAAATAATAAGTTTTTATCTTGCATTATTTCGTCAAGAAAATCCTGAAAAAGATAAAAATATTCTTCAACCGTTTTATCTGTATTCTCAAAAGAGAATCTTATAATATTGGCTTTGAAATATAAGAATAAATAAACTATAAATCCGACATCATTAATATAAACTGTTGTTGGGATAACTATATGATGACCTGAGTGCAAACTTGCTCTATGTAGATGTAAGGCTATACGGTGGTTTTCTTTTTTATAGAGTTCATAATTATTAAACTTTTTCATATAACATTCTCTCTATAGTTGATTGCACATCGGCTCTTATAAAATGTTTTCTTAGTTCGATATAAATTGTTTTAAGCATACCGATTGCCACAACATCTATTTGAACTACATCAATAACGTCTTTATAATATGACCCACAATTATCAGTAAAATCGTATTTTATTTCAAGATGTTCTTTGTCTCTATAGCGATAGCTTATAGTGACTTTAGAAAGACCGTCAATGTATAATGTAGCACATATGTATTTACGCATTGTACATTCTATTTCGTCATCATATAGATAGAGTTGTTTAGCGTTAGCAACTAATATGTTGTGTCTCATAACTTATCCATGGAGTATTTTATTTAGAAATTCATATCTAGGCTGATAGTAGTGTTCGTATTCATAATAGTCAAATTGCGATTCTTCATCGAAGAAATTTTTGATCTTCAAGACTAGAGTTGACAAATCCATTGATGTCAAATATTTGTTCAACACGCTTTCGCATATAAACAAATGACTAGGAGATAGTTCTGCTTCGCCAAAAGTTATTTCAATTGCGTCTGTGTGCCTTCTAATAATCAGCTCAACAGTATAAAACTTCTCTGTATCAGCCACAACAATACATGATATGTGAAATTCATTCTCGTTGTTTTCTAAATATGTATGTGCTAAATTTAAACTTATGCTAACACCGAGATATTGATATATTTTATATTGTCCCATTGTGTCACCCATAGATTAAGTTATGTAAAAATTCATATCTTTCATCATAATAAGTTGGGTAGTCACTATATTCTTCTGCTGCCATTTTATCTAAATAAGATTTAAATAGTAAAGGCAAAGTAAGAAGAAAGTCGCGGTCGTCCATAATAGTTTTACAAAAACCTTTTTTATAACCAAGAAAATCTTTGTAAAGTCTTTCATCGTTTTGTACATAGACGAGACTAACAGTAAATTTTTTAGAATCTTTTTCATGTGACAAACAAATGTTAACATTCCAAGTATCTAATATGTCCTCCATGCGACCATCAAAAATAATAGTGCCTTCTTGTAAAGTAACAATCTCAATATTGATTATAAAGCAATTAGCACCGGATTCATATAACAGAACATCATATTCATTCATAGATCATTCTCTTTAAGAAATCATCATAACGCTTAAAACGATCAGCGCTTATATCGTTTTGGTGATCTATAATATAATCGTGTATTTCATATAACACCCTAACTATATTACTGCTATTTAGATAAGCCCTGAGCAATGGTGCATATGTAGTTAAATGATCTACAAACGTATATACTAATCCTTCTTTTCTGTGCTTGATTTCTAATTTAACAAAACGTTCTTTTTGATCGTCGTCTTGATAAACTACACAATGAATAATAACTGTGCCAGTTAATAGATCGATCTCTGTTTGCTTGATATAATATGTCATGCGCCATCTTTTATAGCTGTAAAGATCAAGCTCTGTAAAACTGCTGCTCATATTTCCTCCGAAAATAAAAGAGGGGCAGTTGCCTGCCCCAATATTAGTACGTTATTTAGAAAGGAACATCGTCGCTAGACTTCTTTTCAATCAGAGAGAAATCAAGCGGACAATCAATACCGCTATCTTCAGCCCACTTTTCAACGCCATAGTCCCGCATAATGTAAAGCTGTGATTCAATACTGCCACCACGAATAGTATCGGCAATATTAAAATCTTCCGGCAGAACGCTCACATCATAATTCTTCAGGATAGGTGGTAGGATATTAACCGAGTAAGTAGTACGCGGGCTACCCTTAGCGCCTTCACGAGCAATACTGTGCAAGCGGCCAACATAATCAGGATTAGGCTCGTCACTAAGCTGTGAGTGCTGTTCTACAACGCTCATATAATTTTCCCACGTCTTAGTGCCCATGGAAAGGATACTAACCTTGTCATAAACCAATTCAGTTGGCTTAGTATCGCGCTGACCAACTTTATAAGTATTGCCGTCTGACAGAACAACCATGCGATATTCTTGTTTATCATTGCCGATAGAATAAGGTTTGTTGCCCTGTGCTGAATTAGAGATGAATGTTTCAAAATCGCTATTATGACGGTTATTGATAAACCACTCATAAGGTGATACGGTTCCCTTTACAGGAACAATCTGCGGAATACTGAGCCATTCAGAAGGTGTACGGCCATCTGCATGATTGCCATACTTTGCAATATGCGCTCGTGATACCTTCACGAAAATCATATTGTAGCAAATAACAAAGCTATTGCTAGGTGAAAGCGGATCAAAATTATTGCTAAGCGGAGTCCAATAAGCAACTTGGCCGTCATCTTTAAGACTAATATAATTTAGATCAGACTTCTGCTGCTGTGTTGATTTAACCGAACGAACAATACCGCTACCCATTATTCTGTCTCCTTATAAAGTTTTGAACGTGAAAAACTGTGTGCCGAAGGTAACATCTTGTATTTCTTATCCTTATAATAGCAATATAGAACACCGTTCTCTACATCAATCTTGTACTCCATCTTCAACTTAATATCAAAATTCAATCCGTCGATATTTTCATAATCCCGTGAAGGACTATAGCGACCAAACCAATAAAAAATACGGCGATACTTACCACCGTCTTTTGCTTTGCCATATCCCATATTAATAACAAATACAGCGTCATCAATAAGAGAGAAGGTTTCATGTAGCCGCTTAAATTCTTGAACAGCTTCCTGTGTAATCATTTCATATACCTTTACTTGTTATCCAGCAGATTATCAATCACCCTACGAACACTTTGAATAAAAGTTCTGTTATCATATGCCACAATATTATTTGCAGCACCATAAATCCTATCGTTTGCTTGAATAACCTCCTTGTTATTGACTACTGTCATGGCAACTACGTAATGGCCGTCTGTCCGAAGTTTGTTGATAATACTCACCAGATGTTCTTCTGGAGACATTTTAGTTTTTCCAACAGTTTCGGTTGGAGCGCCATCACTAACTACAATTATAAGGTTTTCCTTGGATTTGTCAATAGCGGCTTCTGTAACAAAATCCAAAGCTGCACCATCAGCATTGCCGCCCATATATACGGCATTTAGATAAGAAAAGCGAACCTCCGCACTAGAAGTTGGAGTCGTCACAATCTTTTTACTAACTGGATTGAGAACATTTTCAAAAGCCGCTACGCCGATAATTTCAGCACCAGCACCACGACCAACTGTATGGGCGTAAATGCTGTGTGAAATACCAACGCTTGAGAGCGACTTGTGAATAAAATATCCGCCAGTCGTGATAAAGTTAAAAATTGTGGCCTCATCGTCTCGCCAATTACCGTCGGCATTAACGGCACGTCCGCTAGTAGAACCAGAAACGTCCATAAGAACAATTACGTTTGGCTCGCCTTTATCATCACGTTCTACTTTTTGTGTACGCAGAATAGAACCAGCAAAACGATGCATATAAAGGCGACTAGCATCAAGCCGACCACGACGGCTAACTACTTTTTCGTCCGGCGCTTTAACCATAAACTGTTTGATTTCGTTTTTAAACGCATCAAGCCAATTGGTTTTTTCTACCGGAGTAAAGTCAATAGTTTTGCCAATCTCAAGCACGTCGTAGTATTTAATAGTGCCGTCGTTATAATATTGCGGTGGAGTATATCCGCTATAATCAAAAGGCGTCCGTGTTTCCTCCATTTGTTTAATGTCTCTAAGTTCCCGCAAGACATTATCCGCAGCATTAATAATTTGTTTTGCTGCCTCATCACCATTTGCAGCAGCCTGTTTAATTTGATTAGCTAGTTCTTCAAGTTCTTTAGACATACCGCTACGTTCTTCAGAATTTGAAGAATTCCCACCATTTACAATCTCTCGTGACGATTGTTCTACGCCTTTCTCATAATCATCAATACTTTCAGCAGCTTGTTGCATCTGCTGTTGGATATTCGGTTCTTCTGATTCCTCAAAGAAATCATAAATATCCATTGCCATATAAACGCGATCAAATGTGTCAGTAAAAAGATGCGTATGGTTTTGGATATAATCAATAACTGCCATGGCTGGCTCTGGCGTATTGCCCAAAAGTTGCGGCTTATTTACACCAAACCAGCCACGAGCATACTCCATGTATTTCTGAACGGTGAATTGTTCATCTTCTTGAAGTTCTAGCGATTCAAGACTAAAAAAGAACTTTTGCCAATCACCAATCAGACCCGATAACCATTCGCGCTCAACTTTCAAGACACGATGCTCAATAAACAAATCTTCAAGATAGTTGAGAATTTGCTGAAACAGCTCATTATGATATTTGCGATCTGTCATATCAATAATAAATTTGCCAAAATTAATCATTGAGCTTAGGTCAGTATAACGCTGATGCAAAGTCTCATGATATACCATGTAGTTAACAATAGCAAGCGCAACAATAATTGCATTGCTTTCTATGTATGGTAGACCAGCTGCTTTAGCGCATTCTTGATAAAATTCTGGTGTAAGAAATACTGTTCCAATTTGAATCTCAAACGCATCCTCTTTTTGTTTATACATGATACAGGCAGTATCAACATCGCTACGGAAAGATACGTGCAGCGGCTTATGTAAACCATGGGCATAACGAAAACCGCTATCTCTGATATAAGTTCTTAGTTCACGAAAATTAGTCGGTGTGCCATTATCCCCCCAACCATATCGTCTTGTACCGTAACGATAATTTAGCAGGTTGTTAACATAGAAATCGTTAACATCTTTAGCACCAACCGACCGGCCAATGATTTCAAGTATATCTGTCATTGTTGTTCCTTAATTGAAATGTGAACGAAGAATATCTTCACAAGCCTTAGCAAGTGTGGCATCAAGTGCAGCGATATAAGCAAAATCAAAAGCTAGCATAACCGCTTCGTTTACGCTTTCTTCGGTATGCGCCCAAGTCTTAAGGTGTTTAATGATATTAACGAGAGTACGTGTTGAGAAAATACTACCGTCGTTAACGCCAATCTCGGCACCTCTTGCACGAATTTCACTAATTGCCTTCTGCATCTTGCTCATAACATTGTTGTTAAATTTAGGGTGACCAATTTCTTTAATTGCGTTAAACAACAATGCCTTTTCAACTTCCGGTGAATAAGTTTTGTCAATAACGAACTCAAAACGATTAGAAAACGCCTTATCAATCGTCTTAAGACCGCCATATTCACGACCAATATTCTCACTGGCAATAATAATCTTAGTGCCACGAGTGTTAACCTTGATCAACTGATCTTGAACACGAACAGTCTGTGAGCCGTCAAGCAAACCAAGAACGCCGTTAATTACTTCACGACCAGCTCGTGTAGTTTCGTCAAGTAGAATTACCCAATTGTCATCTGACTGAATAGCCTTAGTGAAATCTGACCACTCAAATACAGTTTCGCCATTGACCAATTCTTTAAGACCATAAATATCAGTTGCTTCAACAAGCGTTTCCATGTCAACTTTATGATAATTCCAACCAAGCCACTTTGCCAACGCTTCAGCAAATGCAGACTTGCCGCTACCAGTAGGGCCTGTGAATCTTACACGGATAATTTGACCATCTGCATCAGGAGTTTCACTACGAATTTCTTCGTTATAAGAGATATACTTCAAAATTTTCTTTTCTTTATCGCTGAAGAAATATCCGCCAGCCTCAGTCTGTTCTTCTTGCTTAACAACAATGTCAACAGACTTTAGTTGATTATAATCGGCAAGTGTAATATCTTCTTTGATGTTAGACAAAACGCCTTTACCCATGCGATTAGTCAAATCAATGCACGAAAAGTCATCACCGTGCCAAACAAGAACATTTTTACGAACATAACCAGAAAGTTCGTCATAAAGCTTTGTGCTATCGTGCTTTACTTTATGTTCGTCATAATATTCTGATAGGCTACCATGCATCTTATTAACTTCCTGCGTTGTTGCAGGCACAGTCGAAATGACATAGCTTTTACGGCTAGGGATATGCTTCATTGCGCTGTGAATAACAGCGCTGCCAATATTTTTAAACGTAAATGACATTACATATGATTCGCCTTCAACTAGCGGTTGGCCGTCTGTATCAAGGCGTGAAGGGTTAAAGTCAAAATCAGTATATGTTTTTTCTGTTTCTACTCCGTTGATTTCAAAAGTATGAGTAATTGGTTTACTTGGTACAATCTTATTGCCTTTAACTTTACAAACGCTAGTAAACATAGGCGAAGAAACCGTTGCAATAGTTTGTGTCATAGTAGGCATTTCTTATTTTTCCTTTATTGATATAGTAGATAGAAGTGGTGGAACCGAACGACAAACGTCATTGTAGCACAACCCGAACGAGCTGTCAAGTGCAAAATCTTTATGTCTTATTGTACATACGGAACTTCTGCTTATATAGTTTAATATATTTTTGTTCTTCGTCGTATACTTTCTCCTCTGTTGTTCTTTTAAGTATAATAACTTCCAACTTAGTTCTTTTAGATGCGTTATATACTTTTTGGTTACTATAGCGTTCTGATATATGTTCTTTAAATCTTTTATCAACGCATCTACAGGTTTTACCAACATAAAGCGGTCGGCCTGTTTTATCTTCTCGTATCAAATATACATAACACCACCTAAATTTTTCAATACGATAACCGAATAAAAAGAAAATAAATTTAAGTACTGACGCCAAAAACTTTTTCATAATACTCTAACACTGTCTTGCGGTTCTTTTTATTCGCAATCTTTTTGGCGTTCAAGTTTTCACAGAAGGCGGTATAGATAGCCAACTTGTTATCTATAAACCACTGTGTTTTTTCTTCTATAAAAGCATTGTATTTCTTATATTCTGATTTCGGCATTGATTTAAAATCGGCCAGTTTCTTTCCTTCATGACAGTACCCAATAAAAGGGCAGTAGAAGCTCTTACACGCTGTTTTATTATATGGTATGTCTGTATTATCCAATAGGCCAGTAGTGCTTGAATAAGCGGCTTTACAGACATTTTTAAATAACTCTAGACTTTCATCTTCGCTGTAAGCAAAATAATGTGCTTCTGTATCTAAAGTTAGCTTACCAAAATTAGGCTTGCCAATACTGCGATTGATATAAAGAATGATGTAATCAAGACCGGTAAACATAGAATAAGTCATGGCTTGAATACGATGTTTCTCTTTGACAATCGTGTTACTGGCAGTTTTTACTTCTACAATAACAGGACGATCACGCCACCAAATAATAGCGTCAATTTTACCGCCCATAGGTATACCTTCAAGTTCTGGTATTCGCACATCATTGGCAACAAATACACCACCTTTATTTAAAGCACGAATAATAAGCTTTTCCATAGCAATACCAACTTCGGTGTAAGGTATCATCGTAGATTCTATCTTCACTGTCGATTTGTTCTGTGAAAGAATAGCGTTCATACGATGACACACATTATCGCCAGCGTAGAGTCTGCCTTTTCTATTCGACTCCTCTACATATTCTAAATTTTCTTTAATCAGAGCAACTAAACCAGCTTCAGTTCTTGATCGTTTTATCATTTTTAATTTTCTAATACTAAATAATAATTTCCGGTTTTGAAGTTGTTATTACAGTTAGCTTAATCAGAGTTCAAGTCCTTTAGCTATACTGCACGGTCAATTAAACCGCTATAACTCACCTCGTGTCTTGGCATACGCCGAATCAGATTAACCGGTAAACTGAATGGCTAGGCCAATAATAAATCTAATAAACCCATGTAAAATTTGTGATCTTCTTTTGTATTTGCTGTCTTTGTTTTTGTCAGCTCGAACCACCGACTAGCATTGTACAACAGAGTGTTGCTGTTGTCAAGCACTAAAATATTTCTTTTTAATTTATCTGATAAATTTGGATACTTGGCTATATATTCTTTAATGCGTCCGTTGTCTGGCGCTTCTAGCTTATCTATAAGACCCAAGATAATATCAAATATCTCTTTTTGTTTTGGCAGATTATCCGTATAAAGATGTTTAAAGCTACCGGCTATTTCAAAACCTCTAACGCCAAATCTTACCATAACACGATTTTCTTCTACGTCTTTATATGATACCGTAACATTCATAGAAATATTAAAGATAATTTTAACAGAGAGTTGTTTAGAGAAGTATATTTTATATATGTATCTAATATGATTTGGTTTGTTTTTACTAAAAATAAACTCTGTATGATATTTCTTGTGTATATTGTGTTTCTTTATCTCTTTAATAAAATTTCTTATCGTGTGGTTATAAGTCAAATCGTCATCTGGAAAATAACGAAGTCCATAAGATAGCTCCGTGAATTTGGCGGTTTTAATGATAAACAGTTTTTTAGTTTTGTTTGATGTTAAAGCCAATGTAGCAATTTTTGCTATTGTTTCTTTATCGCCGTATTCAAACGCTTTTCTCATTTCTTGGCAAAACATTCTAACGCGACGTAAAGTGTGCATCTTGGAAACAATGCTTCTGGGGATAACATCGAGATAACAACTATAAACAGATAAATGCTTTTTAAAGAATCTAGCAAAATATTGGTCTTTATCTTTGTGATAAGTAATAGTTACACCAGTAGCGTCTATCTGTATTATATCTTTGTTATTATCATAATCGAAATCATCATCGACTATGTATTTTGTGTTGCAAACATATCCGGTATTGCTCAATTCAACTCACCAATCCCCCCAATCGTGTAATCGCGGACTACAAAATCTTTATTTCCCCATTCTATAGTTGCTTCTCCTAGGGTTCTAACTATACCGTCAAAAGATTTTTCATAATAAGCAAACTCTGTGTTATACATACGGCTATAATCATCAGAGATATTATATAGATACATGCACAGCTCTAACAAAGCAGTAAATAAGCTGCTAAGATAACGATACTCTTTGTCTTTATGAAACTCAACTGCAAGCAAAGGGTGCAAACATTCTACCATAAACCAAGCTGAACAAAAAGCTTCAGTAGGACTAATATTCTTTGGCACATCGTCAATGCGTAAATATCTGTCCATAATTTCATTGCGTTCTTTATTGGCAAGAAGGAAGTTCATAAGAGTTATTGCTTTATTTGTAAACATAAAACTGCCTTCGCCATAAACACCGCCATAGCTCTCTAAATCAAGACGGTCAAGATAATCAATAAAATCAACTTTGAATAACTCTATTGCTCCTTGGAATGCATTAAGAAAATCAAGGTTGTAAGTCGGCATTTGTGATGTCCTTAATTTGTTTGTTGACATAGCGGATAAGTTTTTGAGAACCTTCTAACAAATCAATCTTAAAGAAAATTAGTTCATCTTTATAAAACTGAACATGCAGAAATTGATTTGTATAAACATCGCCGCCATCATAATTTTCACAAGGCACATAAAAATTGTCGGCAATATAATAAACAACTTCAAACCTATTTCTAAGTTGAGTTGACCTCATAAAGTTCATAAGTATATTTTCTCTCACTCGCATCATAAGTAGAGAAGGTTAGTTTATTAACAAGATCGAACTCCAAGATGTACCTCAATCTGTTTTGGCTATTGATAATATCTACAATTTGTTTTTGCTGCTTAGTTATATCTGATAGTTTATCGCCAGACAAAAAGAAAGTAAGCGCATATTGGCGAGACACATAGCCATATTTGTTATAGTGAAAATTAAAACCACAGAACATTTGGTCTATGTCTAATTCATCTTTTTGTACAATATTGTCGCAAAGTACAAAACTAGCCGTACTAACTATTTTGTGAGATGGCATTTTTTAATTCTTTGTAAGTAATGCACTTTTCGACACGATAATTTTTACCGTCGATCTTATAATAATCATATTCATTATATTTGCCAGTATGATGATTTTTCATGATATAAATGTTATTGCCCCAACGCTCTACATAAAAGATTTCTTCCATGACGGCCTCACATGATTAAACTAATAATGATCTTTTTATTTGTCGCTAGTTCAATTGCATAGTAAAGTTTCACATCTAAGTCATCAATTTCCAACTGCTTTTCGTAACCTTCTTCAGCATATTTCTTTTTGAGAGCTTCGAAGGCGTCCCATACATCCATATAATCAGATGTTGGCTTAATAGATTCAAATTCAGCATCAGTTCCGGAAGATTTAAGTGTTTGTACTGTTAGGTGCATTTTCTTTCCTCACAAACTTTATATAACACTGGCCGTTATGTTCCCAAACAATAAACTTTAATCCTACGCTTGCAAAGTATTCCGCGTATGTGTGTTTGAATAGTATAAATCTATCATACCATACTCTGTCAATAGGTGTGTCGGTATAAAGCTCTTTATTTTTAAGAAACTCATCATCTTCTAATGCACGAATACTTTCGCGCTGCATCTCTTGAATCCTTGCTAAATTTGCGAACATTATAACCTGTCCTCTGTTATACGAAGGAACTCTTTGACTTGTTTAATATTGGGCGATACACATAGAAAACCCATATCTTCTAGAACATAATCATAGAACTCTTTCTTATTTGCAAATTCGCGAATTGGATATTTGCCGTTTACTGTGTCTAAGTGAAATTCAAGAAACTTCCTATCTGCTTCTGTATAACCGCCAACTAACGCACCGCAAACATACAGATGATACTTACCGACGTTCGCTAGATAAAAATAGGCTCTAGGCATTGTTATACTCCATTGACCATTTCTGCAATTCCATAATCATATTGGAAATTGTACCTACATATTCTTCGATCTTCTCAATATCTTTCAAAGCAAAAGTCTTATTGATCTCGAAATTAGATTCGTCACTATACATCAATGAGCGTGTTCCGTCCACATTATTTGTTATTTTGCGAATATTGACATTAAACATTTCTCGTTCCGCAAAATAGTGAACATTAACTATGATATAATCATCGTGCGTAAATTTTTCAAAACAAACACGCTTCCCGTTATTCCAAAGTTCAAAATAGTCATCTGCTTTGAAGTATGTGAGAATTTTATTATCAATCATTATATATTCCTTTTTAATAACAAGCGTCATCAATTTGATTTTGGAATTCGCCCATTAAATAAAGAATAGTTTCGATTTGTTCGTAAATCGCCTCATAGTTATCGAAAGGTAATAGTTTATAATCTCTTGAAAATGACAGTTCTTCTTTTTCAACAACACACCTTATGAAACTATTGCCATCGCTCCAGTAAAATAGTCTAATACTAATATAGCTGACACCTGTAATTTCTTTAAATAGAAAGACCGTATCACTATACGAATCGCGCCAAAGATTTCTGTCAATAGGGAATTTAAAACCCTTGGAACGAAAAAACAATAAAATTTTTGCACGCTTTTTGCGGTCAGCAATTTCGTAATGAAGTTCAGGCCGATATAATTTTTTATTGTTCATTCGCTCGCTCCATCAAGATAGGCGACAATGTTTTGATAATCTTCTAGCGGGACAACTCGACTAATTTCATATAAGTTATTGTTCCGTTCAAAATAAATTTTACCAACAATTCGTGGTTTATTTGGGCCATAACCAAATACAACGTGAATACGATATAAGATGCCTTCGTGAAACTTTTCGTTAACAGGTTTAACAAAATACACAAAATCGTAGCCACTCCAATAGCAATCTGATTCAAGAAAGCTATTGTTTAGCTTAAATCCAAGACTACGAAAGTGCTTTAATATCTTAAGACGTAAAGGGCGTTCTTCTTCTGGAACATCTCTCATGTCAATAGTCCGTTCAAGACATTGAAAATGTTGCCATTAAAAACGTTTACTACGAACCATAGAAACAAAAGAAACATAGCAAACGTAAAAGCAACACGAAATAGTACAAACAAGAACACAACAATACAGCCCAACAAACCAGTTACTTCGTCCATTAATGCCCTCCAAAAAGATTTGCTAGAAAGATGATAATATACAGAAGAATTAGCGCACCAACAAATTGAACGATAAACTTAAACACAAAGTTAATCACAGACAGCAAGCAACCAAATAAGTTATCCATTATCGTCCTCCAAATGTGCTATATAAATATTATCCCACATTCTGTTTGCTTTGTCAATACGCTCTTTCTCTTTATCAACTTCAAAAATTTGAGCATAAACCGCATTTTCATATTCTTTCCAAGCCTTTGAATTTTTATAATAATCTCTTGTGATGTAGATAAAAAAACCAACAATAAATGGAGCTGCAATCAGCCCTATAGTTATAAAAGGATTGTCAATCATTTCTTTACTCCATATGCTAAAGAAAGAATTACACCTAGAAAGCAAAGCGGCGTCAAGATATACAATGGCGCTTCAAGATGTTGATAAACAGCAAAAGCTAGACTTGTGAGCCAAAATTTAATAAACAAGATAGACAAACCTATAGACGACAAGCGTTTAATTGTCATTACGCAAACCAGCATTTAGATCACGAACAGTTAAATTATCTTCGGGATCGTAGTCAAGACTATTGTTGTCAATATAAATTAACAGGCCACGAACAACAAGAACAAAGAAAGCGATTACGACAATTAGTGTCAACATTATTTTCTCTTAGGATGATCTTTAAACATTTCTTCAAGTGCGAATTCAAAAAAATCAATAGTAGGAGGCAGGTTCTCTGTATTATCGGTCATGATACTAGATGCTTCTCTGCAAACCTTGTTCAGTTCTTCTTCTGTCAGGGTATAACCATCCTCAAAATATTTATCAACAACTTCTTGTATATCTTCTTCGTCAGTGTAAGTAAGATCAAAAGTCAGAACAAGATATTCAGTATCAGAAGTTTTATCGCCTGTATAAAAATCACGAACTTCTTTATTCTTTTTTACGAAAGCAAGAATTTCTTCATCAGTAGTTAGTGCAGAAAGGGCCTTGAAAAATTCATAACTAGTCAACATAATTTGTCTCCAGTTTTCTGAATATGTAATATCGAAGAGCGATGTTTTCTAAAAGTGCATTACCGGCAATATAATGCAGAGCAACAATACAAAACAAGAGAATAAATACAACAAGACGGCTGGCGGAAAAGCTAAGCAAAAGACCTGATAAATGTAACGCCAAATTAATTACACCAAACCAAAACAGAGTTTTATAAATACGATAAACGCTGTTATAAATCTGAACAGAATTTTCGTTATGGCTTTCTGACATAACAGCGTAACCTTCTCCATATACGTCATTTGGGCTATGTGTTTTCATTGACGATTTCGCCTTCTCTTATCATCATTACGTAATAAAAATCAAATTCATCATCGACTTTTCTAAACGCTTCCCAAAGAGCCTCTAGCGTATCGTAAACAAAAAACAGTGTATTATCATGAAACAGATTACGATAAAATTCGTCCTCTGTAACTTCAAGGCCGAGCTTTTCTTTGAGATCAATTAGGTTTTTGTTTACTTTATATCTGTGGCCTACTTCGTCAGTATATTCTTCAAAAGCGTCAAAGTTAATCCACAATACATATTTATAACCGTTTTCTTTCAAATAACTTTTCCAAAAATCTCGATAATCCACAGAAAGAAGATGCGTATTTTCATTTAGGTTTCGTATTGTAGTGTTCATAGCACCGCCATATCTAATTCAACAATCGTAATTGCATCACTATGAGTATTTGTAGACGATATGACAGCAGTATATCCATAAGCATAATCAATATAACCGTCATTCGCTAGGTTGCGCTTAAAGAAATCCAGTTCAGTAATAAAATCAACTAGAACTTCTTCTTCACTCTTGGCTAGAATATAATAATCTTCAAATTCATCAGTGTCGTTTTCACAAACAACGTTATAAAGTTTAAGCTTGGTGATAACGTTACGGTTCTTAAAAAACCTATATATAAAATATACGTCCAAAACAATAAGTAAAATAAAAGACAGCACATAAATAATAAATACGTTATCGTTAATTTGCGTCATCGCTCATTTGCCTCCAGCCTAGAAGAATATTAATCCCAATAATAATAAGAAAGGCTACTTGCCAACCAAGTGAAGAATTGTTAAAAGCATAACCGTAATAACTTACAACGGCAAAAGTTGAAAATAATGATGCTTTTTGTTTATCATCTTTATTAAGTTTCTTATATATAATCAAAAGAAATAAAGCAATAGCTATAAGCAAAGTAAAAACATATTTATGAATCCCATCAATCCAACCGGTGTCATTAATAAAAAGACCAATAACAAAACTAAAAATAGTTGTTGCAATCAGGTTCATTGTATCTTCTCCAAAGTAAATGTTTTATCGAAAAATACTGTGCTAGGAACATCCCAACCATAGAATAAATCATACACGTCTTCATCATTAAAGCGAACGTCTGGTACTGTTAGTGCGCTATAACCGGCAGCAGCTAAAGCCTCAAAATTAATTGAAAAATAGTGCAGTGAATAAAAAAGCATCAATCCCTTTTCAGGAAACTCAAAAGGCTCTAAAAACCATTCAATATCCTTTATCTTTATATCCTTCGGAATTGTGAGAATTTTTTGCGGCTTTGCTTCTACTTGATAAACATGCTGTAAACGACTAACACGAAAATCTTCACCTTCGCACCATTCTCTCCAACTATCATCTGAAGTCCAAAATCCACGTTTAGGCTTATTGCGAATAGGGTAGGGCGTTATATCAAATACTAGATCATCAAGTTTCAGTTCTGGATTGTTAGAA